GGGTGCAGGTGAAGGAGCCGGGGCAGGGACGGGGGCTACAATTTCCGTGAACCGAGCTTCTGCCTTGTCTTTCGGCATACCACGATACGCCATCTCAAATTTCAGTTTCAAAAGATCGGCACGACGAGTCATTTGTTATTACATATCAATACGATTTCGCACAGCATTGTGGAACGAATTCTCTTTGAACGGAATGTCCTTACGAGTCGCTTCCGCTTCGATGATATATTTGGTAGACGTATACTGCGTCTGGAGAAAGAAGGCGAATACCCCTCCGACAAGCAGGAACATCAATACATTAAACCACCATGACCCATGAAGGTTATGAATATTTTTGGAGTGCAGGAGATTGTTCTGGACACGCATGAGTGTTCCATCGTCCACGAGACGCATAATTGTTTTTGTGCTATACATAATGATCGCCGCTTTAACCGCTGGTTCCGCAGTATGTTGTTTCGGAGTAGCGTATGCGAGTCACATGATTCTTCCAGTGAAACCAGTGACACCTGCCGAGATTCTCAAGAACCAGTCAACTCTGAACACTCTGAACTTTCTAACGAAAGACGAACTGAAAACACGAAGTATCCAGGAGCGGATTGCTGCCTATACGTCGAGTCGTGCGAACCTTCTTGATGTTCTGTTGGTCACAGCGGACAAACCTACCCTCAACCAAGCGTATGTCGTCGTTGCCAAGAAAATTGAAACGTTCCCGCCTGGATCGGAGGAACGTGGACAGTATGAATTTCTGCGAAAGGCCGCAGACGATCATCTCAATGGATTCATTCCGCCGAAGCCCACAGATGGACAGCCGAATCAACTACTCCAAGAATCTCAGAAACTTATTGAGTCGATACCTTTTCCTGCGCCGGCAGCGACGCCTGCGCCTGCGCCTGCTCCGACTCCAATCCCGACTCCAGTTTTGCCTTCTGATCCGTCTTCTCGCCGCGTATTTTCGCCCGCTCGTCCACGTTCTTCAGCAACATCGACACCCACGGGTGGACGTCGCCGACGATCTTCAATCTCCGAGTAGCCCCTGGATTAGCCACAATGACTCTTACAATTTCAAGCTGTTCGATATACGTAGGATTCCGTATATCCACAGTTAATTGACCGTATAATAGAGACTGTAGAGCATCCCCAATCTCCATTCTCTCTTATTCTTATGCTACACTCGTAAGGCTCTGCGTATACGGGTTTGAACGGAATGCATCCAAGATAGCGGGGTCCATGTTCTTCAGCTGCTGATCCTGCGGGTTCTGCTCGTTGAACCGGTATGTTCCCTGCTGCTGTACCGACGCACCCGTCGCCACAATATTGGCAGGATCTACGAACTGACGAACATTGATCATCATATCCTCGTCCTTATTCACCTTGACGGCACCAGCCTGTCCCTCGCCCGCATTCACCTGGATATTACCGGGCGCTGTGTAATTCGTCATAGACGACAGTTCACGCCCAGGGTTCGTGTACGCCTGGAGATACTGGTCCACAAGGTAAGATCCCTCGGTGGCTGCGCCCTGACCGCCACCAGGACCAGCCCATTCGCCAACTGTGAGTTTCATGAACTGCTCAAATGGCTCCGTGAATTCACGGATGTAATTGGCAAACGTGAACGCCGCACCTCCCGCACCGTAATGTTCGGTATTCGTTGTCTCACGCTGCTGCTCCTTGAACATCTGCTGCGGAAAACTGGCCGGAGCGACCTGGGCACCCGTCGTAGTATTCAAATACATCAACTCCCCCTTATCGTCCGTAAGAACCTGGAACGTATCTGGGCGGTTCTTGAGGACTGGGGCCTGTAGCCCAGGCTGAGTAATGTAATGCGATCCAGGAATCACAGGGGAATCATACGACAACTTGGGCTTATTCGCCGCCCGGCGCTCGTCGGTGGTACGAGGCTTGGCGAATTCCTGTGTAGCGTTGAATTGCTGGTATCCACCCGACCCGAGATTGTTGTATCCGTCGTTGATGCCCGGGGCGACACGCACCTGCTCAATCGGCGATACGTTGTGCATGTTCTTTCCGGCAACCATACGGGACTGGAAGAAATCAGACTCGTTCTGGTTGCCGAACGGCAATCCCTGACCAGGAACAACGTCGTAGAATGACTGGACTTCACGCTTCTGGAAATAATCAGTTCCAGTTCCAGAGTATGTATCGAGAATTGACGAGTTCGCATTGGCTCGCATATTCTGGGTCACCTTTGCTCCGAAAAAGGGCACCATGTTATTATGTCCCTGGTCCTGGGAGTATGTGACACTGTCGTTTTGCGTGATGGCGGATGACGTAATGGCCGCATCTGTAAACCGCTCGCGTGCGACGGGTTCATCCTTGTATTGGGTAGCTAGGATATAGCCTAGCAATCCGACACCAGTAAACAGAGCGACTTCAATCATGCTATTACTTATTGGGGTAGTGAAAATTCGTGGACGTCATAACCCGAGACGGAGCACGGGTGTTCTTGAAATACTCGAATGGCGGAATCACATGTTCCTGGGGGCGGTATAGAAGCCACTGGAAATTATTGGGCTGGAGGCGTTCACGGGCAAGCGGGACGTTGAACGAACCCACAAACGGGGTGCGAGGAGGAGCGTCCTGGGCGTTCACTGGCGTCTGGAACATCCAGCGGGATTGTAGGACATGCGCATCGTCGGGATTCCACGTGCTCATCTTATATCTTATCTTATCTATTCAGTTGATAAAATTTGATGCAGTCTGTTCTAGATTGTTAAACAGATCGCTGATAATTCCAACCGGGTCGGTTCCAGTTATTTCGGTAAACGACGATGTAGACGTTACTGTCGGAGCAGTCTTGGGCGCCTCGGGGACCGACGGCTTTGCACTCAGCAGCGTGGAGGTTACGGCCGGAGACGAGGGAGTTGTAGTCTGGGTGGTCGTAGGCTGCGTCGCACCTGGGACGGGGGAAGCAGATGGCGTAGCTGTCTGAGAAGACTGGATATTGAGTGCCGGGTTCTTGGCCCACATCTTTGAATTGAAGGGCTGGACAACGAAAGACGACAGATTCTTCTTGAGAATCGCCATCAGCTTATCCATCATCGGGTCGGTAGACGGAACAGTTCCAGTAGGCTTCTTCGGGCGAGTGCCGTAGCAGTTCACTCCAAACTTTGTCTTGGGCTCAAAGTATCCGCCATTAACACCAGGGCGACCACACTTGATCCGCTTTGCGGGGTCTGTATCCTTCTGCATCTTCTCCCATGTCGCCTGCTGGGTAGGGAAAAGAGCAATTCCCCCGTCAGACCAGCCGTATCCACACCACTCTGCACCAGCGTTGTACGCCTGCTCAACCTGGCTGTAAGACGCAATTTCGGCTCCATACGCTTTGCATACTAGGGGCGCCTGCTCATAGGTGAACGTATTATCAGAGATATAGAACACTTCGTTGAGAGTGGGGGCTGGAACAGACGCAGTCTGCCCTTTCGCAAACGGGTTTACATTGTAGGTCACATCCAGCTCCCTCGGCGTGACTGAAAGCGTGATAAATCCAAAATAATAGAGGACGAATGAGATTACGGCTATGAGAATACTAAACGCTACGAACCCAAGAAAGTCCGTGACTGCTAGCATCAACATGACAACGATGACGATAACACCAGCCACAAGTGTCAGGATTGCCGGGAGGTCGGGTTGACTCATTAGTTTTCATATAGGAAATAAAGCAGGACACGCATCGTGCGATCGACAGGGAACTTCTTGGAGTCCATTTCTCGGACATTCATATCATCAAGAACATACCACGCATGTCCCGGCGGGAGTTTCCTCGCATAAGTCCACCAATGACCTCCATTGAAACACACGACGGAAAACAGAAAATACTTCTTTCCGTTCAACACCAGTAAACTTGAATAATCGATCGGCGTGGTAGACCAGAACATTAGAACCTTAGGAAACGTCCCAAACAGAACCTGCTTCGTGCACCCGAGATGAGAGCACTTATCGCATTTCCAGTCCGAGATCGTTTGTGGCCTCACGTATTCATGTATCGCATCCAGTAGCGGAATTCCAGCCCTGGAAGGAACAAGGTTGACGTCGATAGCTGTTGTCTTTTCGACCTGGACTACTTTACAGCCTCCACATTCAATACGATCCCCCGTCTCAAACCGAAACGCATTGTCAAGCCACGACAGCTTGTCGCAGAGATGGACGATAAGTTCGTGGCTGTCTCCGATATTCTCACCGGCGGGGAGGTAAGTGGTCTTAATCACCTCAAAGAACTCACGCAGACCCGTGGTCCCTTGATTACGGTAGATAGATTCCAGGCACACATCTACGGGGTTTTCCTTGTCTACCTCTTCATGCTCAGAGTATCGGTCTACCAATACCGGACATGAGAACAATCCTTGAAGTGCGGCGTTCACCCAGCAACTTCCACGATGGTTATGGAGTCCGAACATTATTATATACTATCACCCAAACGCACTAAACGTGTTTAAGAATCCAGGGACGTCACGTTCCGAATTATTGAACGGTCGCATGATATCATACTGATCCTGGGCCTTTGAGAGGGCTGAAATTGTGTCTCCTGCTTCCCCTGGCGTGGTGGAGCACGGTTGGGATCCAGAGTGAACAGGGCAGCTCATAGAATAGGTAGGGCATGTGCATGGCACCAGCGAACTCTTCGGAACTTCGTCATACGGGCCCCGGCTCATCGTCATCGATGCAGTCGAAGGTCCTGGAATCGTTCCGTTCGGAACCACCGTGGTCTGGGTGAGCAGGGATCCTACTGGGACTTTGGGATTGTTTGCGGTGTTCAAGAGAGATGCACGGCTAGTGATATCCTGCTGTAGAAGACTGATCAAGGTTCCCATTAGCGTTTCGTTGGAGGAGGGGGCAGGCGGCATTGGCGCTGGCGTTGGCGCTGGCGGCGGCGGAGGCGGGGGAGGCGGAGGCGGGGGGGCTACGACACGTGCAAATGTTCCACCGTTGCTTCCAGTGATCATCTTTCCATCTACATCTACACTGAATGTCATATTGAGGGGTCCGCTGGGTGTAGTGTATACCAGGTTTCCTCCTTTATCGGACGTAAACGTTCCTGTAACCAAAGACCACCCCGACGCTGTCGATGAAGGTGTGAGCGCCCAAGAATTTCCAGTCTGAACAATTTTGCCCGTGGTGCTTGTTCCTCCTACGCTCCAGTCTCCATCAAGTTTTGGAGGATTTATAGGAACTGGAGGACTAACGCCGGCCGCTGTCGACGCTCCGGAAGACGGAGGAGAAGACTGGTTGCAGAAGGAGACGTTCTTTCCTCCAGGGACACCGTAGCATTCTCCTACGAGATCTGTCTTCATCCCCCAATCACGAATTCCGTTTCCAACCCAGTTTCCTCCAATTCCAGTGCACTCTGTCTGGGTATATAAACGTATATTCTGTCCACCGCTCTGCTTGACGCTCGTGATACCCTGACCAGCTGTGGGGCATCCTACAGCATTATCTAGTCCTTCGCGTGCTGGCATGAACAAGAGCACGCCTACCAGGACAAGAATGAGTCCGATGAGCATGTACTTCATTACTATTACTATTACTAATAGATATCAAATTATCGTCGAGGGTGAACGGAGCATCCCGCAGCCTGGGATGCGCACGTGCACGACATCAAGTTCTTACGCAGGACGTTGGGCCCTGGACCAAACAGTCCCGTATCGGGCTCTGTCGGTCGAAGATTTCCAAGAGGAGGCGTTGGGCGTGTCTGAGCATTAAAAAAGGGATCCGTAGGAACTGATGCCATTTCTGTCAGTCCCTGGAGTCCCTCCCATGGACTTCCTGACGGCGGGCGGATTCCTGATGTGTAAGCTGAATTCATTCCCGAGAGCGAGGGGTCGCCTACGCCCAGAGTGGAGGATATACGGGGGGCAGACGCAGTTGGGGAAGGAAGCACCGAAAGATTGGATGAACCGCTACACGATTTCTTAACATATGCCTTTGTTCCGATTAATCCTGGAGGGACCGCCCCTGGGGTTAAATCCAACTTCACAATCTTTGCATCTCCGTTGAACTTCGTATAATTCGTCACCGGTCCAGGTGCACCTCCAACAACAGCCTTACAAGCACTATCAGACGCACATGCCGTCTGTGCTTCCTCCAACGAGAAATACATCCCTGCGTTCGCAAAACATGCTTTCTGAGCAGCAGTTGGTCCGGTTGGTGGAGGAGGTGAACCTCGGGTACATGCCTCTAACTTCGGACTAATCTGTGTCATGAAATCCAGGTAGACACGCCAATCTATGAATTTACCAGCTGTACTATCCGCTAATTCCCAGCATGCAGATGTTGTGGGTACAGTCCCTACACCCACACCTACCGGTGCTGATGCCATATTTGAGGTGGGGGCTCCTAGCGGTCTAATCGGAGGGGCTGTGCGAGAATAGGCAGTCGACGTATCCACTGGTCGTACTCCAGAAGCACTTACAAGCGAACCCGTCGACGGTCCGCTCATCCATGAAGGCCTGGGAGGAGCATTTGGAGATACATCTGTGTACCGTCCCTGAGCATCCACAAACCGTTCATGAACGGGAATCAGGACAAACGCAAAGACTATAATGAGTACGATCGCTGCCCATGCCATAACTTCAGAGCGGATCATTACTCTTTCTCTTACATGTATAAATGGTAAAATATCGCCAGACGAAAAAGAAGAGCACACGCAAGTCTCGTCGCTCTCTGCGTCGCAAGACCTACCGTCGCAAGTTCCGGGGTGGATACTCCCCTGTCGGTCCTAACGGAGGCGATCACGGTAAAGTCCCTGATTCCTATCCCAAGAATGATGCAGGTGGGCTCCCCGACCCGATGCCCGCTGGCGGAGTTCCGATTGGAAAGACGGTGTACTGAGTTAATTTCATAGGAATACACAACAATGCCTAAGGACCCTAAGTCATACACCAAACCATCAGATCAGCGCATGGTTATGGCAGAAATGTCACGCTCTGTTCCCATGATTGTTCGTATTCATAAACAGGGTTGCCCGGCGTGCGTGAATTCTGAAGATGCGTGGAAGGAGTTCTGTGATAAATCAAAGGGTATTCGTATTGTTCAGGTGGAGGAGAAGGCTGTGCCCCCTGGGATTATGAAAGGTATAGAGGGATTCCCCACCTATGCCGTTCACAAGAATGGAAAGAGTTGGCATCATACGGGTGCACTCATGGATGCGGGTGCGATTGAAGAACTCACTCATAGATAGCCATCAGGCTTAGATGTGGAGCCCTTGGCCACAACATAGGCCTCCGAATCATGTTTCCGAGAAACGTTGTCGCGGTTCAGAAATTTCTGGAACCCCTCGAGATCGTTGGGAATTGTAGTGGACGCCTGGGACATCCACTGACGTGCCGACTGCATTAGTCCGTATTTGTTGGACGTGTCCATGAAGAGATCGCTGGTCTTCGAGAAGGCCTCGTCAATACTTTCCTTCACATGCGGTTCATTGATATTTGGGGCTGGGGGGCGAGCAGGGTTATCAACATAGTCCGTGAACAAAACGTTCATGAACGGGTTAGATGCCGTGGGAGTAGCGTACCGGGTGGGTGCAGTTCCCGAAAACGTCTCCTTAAGAATCTGTGTCGTGGGGAACATCTTGACTAGAAAGACAGACGCAAACATCACGAGAGGGACCAGGAGGAGGTACCATGTCTTCTGGGTAATCACTGAAATAAGAAGCGACGAATAGATCGTGAACCGCACAACTGCGTTGAGTGCTTCGGGAACGGTCATCTCATTCGTGGGAAGGAACCGACTCCAGTTGGTAAAGAGGTTGGCGGGGTCATCTAACCAGAACTTCTCCCGACTCATTATTGTGATAGGGAGACTTTAGTTTACTTATTTCTTTGCGACCTTACGTTGTAGCCGAGCCAGCATTCGGGCACGACGAGCTTCGGGGTGATTGCTCATGATCGTCTCGGCAGTCTGGGTAGGGCGATCTGTCTCCCCAAACATTTCCGTCTTGAAAAGCTTACCGAGAGAATGCTTGAACTTCTCCTTGAGCATCTCGATTTCACGCACGAAATCCTCCTTCTTGAGACTGCCCGACCGCATTTTCTGCTCAATGAGTTTCTGCACAACCCCAATCGCCTTCTTGGTCGTCGGGTGTTCCGGGTTCTTAGCCATCTCAATGAGCGCAGGGATATTCGTGAAGTCAATCTCATCTAGACCAAGGGCTTCGACGTTCAGGTTCTCCATGACCTCCATTCCCAGCTTGAAGATGCGTGTTTCCTTGAGCGTCTCGAGGAGATCAGTAATGCCCGACTGGGTCTCACTATTGTTCAGGACTTCATCCACCTCATCCGTAGAGTCCTTGCCGGTGAACTTGGACCACAGTCCCTTGACCGTCTCCATAATATCCGAGCCGAGGTAGGAGCACATCAGGAACATGCGAGCGTATGTCCACAGCGCCTCCTTCTGCTTATCTGAGGCGTCCACCATCAACAGCGAAAAATCAATTCCACGGAGGAAGAAGCGAGGCGCGGAGAAGAGGGCGTCGTCCTTCTTCACAACCGCCATGAAATGAGGCTGGACCTCGGTCTTGAAGCGCTCGGCCTCTACCTTGTAATCAATGGGCTCAGGATAGTTGGCATCCAGAACTGGGACGACAGAGGGGAACTCCTTGCGTATATCATCAAAGCATTCTTTGAGAACGTTCTGGATCTCAAAGGACATTGTTTATTGATATATGCGAGTCTTTAAGCAACACGATTTCCTCCGCGGTAGGCCAGCGACTTCTCATCCTTGTCGCTCAGGCAGAGGCATCCACCGGCCGCAGTTACGCTGGTAGGGCAGCACTCGGGTTTAAACGTCGAGTTCTGGAAGGCAAAGAGTTCATTGTCATTGGTAGCCTCATATGCCTTGAGAGGCGTAGGTGCAGTCGTCTGCGACCACGAGTTTCCGTTGGAAATATCAATTCCGTTGTATGCGCCCTCCTGCACCTGGTTTATCGGAGCACCAATATCCTGCTGCATGAACGTCTCACGAGTCAGGTTTCCGGTCAGGATGAAACGAGAAATAACGGCGATGGCAAAGGCGGCAGCACCTACGGCGAGAACAACGCTTGTCTTGTCCTTCATAGTTCTATTGTTATTAGCCGACTACATTTTTATTGAGCTCAGCCAGAACACGTTCTTGGATGTTAGCAAGTTCGGCTGGATCGTGCGAGTCGGGGTAGTCCCGGACCATACGGGTTCCGTTCAGCATGAACATTCCGTCGTGGTTCCCCATAAATACCTGCATCTTACCACCGGGAAGATTTACGATCGCCTTGATGACTCCGTCCCACGTCCGCATTCCAGGGAACGCAAACATCAGGGGAGTATGTCCCAGTGCGGTGGTGACTTTATCCGAGGGATCCAGCGCTTCGTAATTCGGCGGCTCCTCGATCTCTTCGTAGTCTGCGAAAACAGTCTGGCCGATCGGGACCCGGTGATCCGTCGTGTTGAAGCAGTAGATGACTTCGGGATTGGGGCCCACAAAAGGAATAGATTTGCACGAGTGTTCTACATACACCCACTTGCCGTCTTCCAAGACAAGGTGTTCTCCCGAGACGACGACTCCCTCGTAGGTATACAGGGGCACCCCCGCAGCTAGGCACCGCATCGTGGCGGTAACCTCGCACCCTTCACGGAATACATCACCGACCTTGACCTCAGACACCTTGATGAGTCCCTTGCCCCGAACATGAATAAGGGTATCAGGGTGGAAACAGAAGGAGAGACCGACCATATCACCAAGATATATTGCGAAGACGAGGAGGGGAGGGAACACAAATGATAAGATGATAGACAGAGCAAACAGAATCGTCACAATTGTTTTGACGAGCGCCATCATCATATCCACAAGTGACCGTATCAAATGGTAGGCTGAAATCATGATGGTGGCAGCATACCCTGCCGATCCCAGAATACGTGCTGTCAAGTCCCGAATACGTGCCAACAACGCCACCATCGCTCCAAATGCGTTGTGGATCTTGGCAAACACTTCTGCGGCAAACGATGTAATGAATGTCCAGATACCTGTAATGAAATTTCGAATATGTCCAAGATCATTATTGATCATCCCGAGCAGCCGATTAAACACGCTGAACATCAAGTGAACAGGCTGCATCAACAATCCAAAGATATTGTTCGCCATCATGTTCGTGCAATATTCAAAGTTCTCGAGCGTGGATATTTCAGGCTGTATCCCCCCTGCAAACGGCATATACAGAGGATTGCAGCGGTAGGTCGTCCAATTATCACGTAAATTTTCAAGATTCGCTTGGACGTATGTATAGAGAATAACCCCCACAATGAGGAGTGGGCCGATAGCTACGGCGCTAATGGACAAAACATCCATCTTATCTTATCTTATCGTTTAGACCTCTTTTTGAATTTCATTATCGCGCCAGGTATGAATGTCGTCGTCGGAGACTTCGTGGTCATCCAAAATGACAAATTCACCGGTGGGTGAAGCAACCGCATAATGGCACGCCCTCGTAATGAACTGGATATAGTCGTGCGTCTTGCCAGAATGGATATCTGTGACTGGAGTCACTCCGTTCTCATTGAGAATCCACGACCCAGGAGCAACTGGGACATCCTTGTAGACAGACACTCCCTGAATCTGGTGATGTGCGATTCCATCCACCTCTCCCCCGTATTTCAAGAGATCACCGATCTTAATCTCCTTCGCCAGAACAAGACTTCCGTCGTCCAAGATCACGTGGGCGGTGGGGAGTATACCCGTATAGCGATACTTCTCGGGGTTCTCAATCTTTTCTACAGAGATGTATCCTCCATAATGCGCCTGGACCCGGCGGAAGAATTCAGATAAGATGACTGGATTGCTCGTTTCCTCATAATCCTTGAAGTGGAATCCGCCGATATGTATAGTGTGGTTGTCCGTATTCAGACAGAAGACCCGCTCGCACGACTCTGCCTCTTGCGCAAGGGGATGGTTCTCGACACGTATCCACTTTCCTTCCAGCATGACTTTGTGGTTGCCCGAGACACGGATACTTCCGATAGTATACATCTTCGTTCCAAGACTGTCAAATTCCAGAACGCTGCGAACCATCTGTCCATCCGCCAGCCGCATTCCTGGCCGCACTGCACTGATCGGTATTGTGCCCTCCGATGTGAAAATGAGGGTAGAAGGATGGAAACAGAAGAATTCAGCTGCTTGTCCGATTGGTCCATTGACGACAGACTGACCGGTCTGCACACCCGTAGACACAATGTTCATCATGACTGCAAAGACTGCCATCATACGGTTCATCAGTGTCCGCACACGCCCAAACAACTGAACCGTGCTCTGGATCGTGTTCTGTAGTTTTCCGAAGGTGGACTGAATAATTCCCATGAATCCGCCAGATGCACCGGTCACAGCTCCACGCATATCATTTATGGCTTTCATGAGAAACTGGAAAATATCCGTCAAGATCTTGAAGTTCTGATAGATAGGATCCATCACGAAGCCAGCATATGTGTTCACGGACTGGAGCGTACAATTCAAGAAGTTAGAGCCTATATCGGACCCGACCATTCCAGCCATCGGCATATAGATAGGATTGCATCGATACTTGACCCAATTATCTTTGATTTCTTGTAGGTTTGACATCCCGTAGGCGTATAATGCCGCAAAAACGGCAATGAGAGTGCATACCAAAACCACCAAAACGGATATGAGATCCATCCTGCTCTGTTATGGTAAAAACAGATTAAATAACGAAATGTCTGACCTGAATTCTCTTCCTCTCTCTACTCTCAAGAAGATGGCCAAGGGCCGCAAGATCAAGCAATACTATATCCTCCCGAAGGCTCGTCTCGTCGAGCTGCTAGGGATGCCTGAACTCCCGTCACGTTACCGTATTGAGAAGATGACGATTATCGAGCTTCGAGAGGTCGCCAAGAGGCGTGAACTGCGGGGATTCTGGGGGCTCAATAAAGAGCAGCTGACTCGTATGCTATTTCCTGAAGAGAACAATACTGTCGAGAATACTGCCTCGCATCAGCATGAGAAGGATGACGGCAAGGCAGGCAAACATGAGAATCCAGAGAACCAGGATACCAATAAGGTAAGGGTAGAGCTGGTGGAAAATTCGGCTCAGCAGGGGCTTGATAATATGTAATTCAATGTAGGAGTGCGTCTCGGGTCGACTACTGAAATCAAGGACGTCCTGGAAGATCTTATCAAAGAAGCCAGGAGCCTTATCCTTCTTTTTCTCCATTCTTTTTGTCTACAGAACAATATAAACTAGCGATGAAACTATCTCAGAACAGCCTCGTTCGCCTCGGTGCTGTCGTCGCCGGAATTGTTGTCCTCGTTGCCGTCGTGAATGCTTACAGCGGGTCCAAGTTCCTCGGCGAGGGTCTTGAGGTCGGTGGACTGGAGCCCCAGGGACCTCTGTCCAACACCCCCTCTGGTCCTACGGTGAATCCCCATTCGGAGGGAGGCGACCAGGCCCCCTCTCTAGCACAGGAGAGCCGCCACCCGAGCGGACAGCAGTCGTATTCCCAGACGGTCCTCTCGCCCGAGGAACTCCTGCCTAAGGGTGGACTCGGTGCATCGTGGGCCGCCACGAACCCCGTTGGACTCGGCGACCTCAAGGGCCAGAACTTCCTGACACCGACCTACCACTACGGCATCAACACGGTCGGCCAGTCCCTACGTAACGCCAACCTCGACATCCGCTCGGACCCGCCGAATCCCCGTGCCGCCATCTCGCCTTTCCTGAACTCCACGATCGAGCCCGATCTGTACCGCCGTGAGCTCGAGATCGGCGAGTCGGGTGCCGGTGCCAAGCCCACCCACTAAACCTTTTAATAACTTGATTAAATAATGAAGTTTGCGCCACATGTTGTGGTCATTGTCATTGCCATGTTAGGGTACCTCCTGTACCAATATGTGAATGGCGGTCCCGGAAATTTAGTCTCCTTGAAAGCCGAGAAGGATGGACAAAAGTATCTTGTCCAAGATCTCCCCAACAAGAAAGAGGCAGTCGAAATGCTGGCAACTGTCAAGGGAAATATGGATAAGGTTGCGGCGTTCTATGCACAGGAAGAGTTTGTCAGTGATCCCACTGCCAAGAACCTAGTGGACCGATACAATCCTCATAGTATCATGGAAAATTCCATGACGTCTAAAGATACATCCTATTCTGAAAATAAGGGAGAGAAGATCGTCATATGCTTGCGTGACAAGACCAATCCTCCAGGATACCCTCTTGTGGATTTGAATACCGTGATGTTTGTGGTCCTCCACGAAATGGCCCATTTGATGACCACCGAACTGTCCACAGGAAAGCACACCCCAGAGTTCTGGGCTAATTTCCGGCGACTTTTACAGGATGCTTCACAAATCGGAGTCTATCAACCCATCAATTATTCTCGGTCCCCCGTCCCCTACTGCGGGATGGAGATTACAGACTCTCCGTTGTAATCCCGAGATTACTCACTCGATACTGTAGTCAGGAGATTGAATTGACGTATAGCTAGTGCATGAGTGCCGGTGTCTGGCTGAATACTATTGACAGACAGCTTGTATACGGTGTATGCGGCTGTATTACTGGGGAGTGAATACGTGTATATAGTTGTTAGATCTGTAAGATCTTGTCCAGTCTGGGTATCAATTGTCGTAAACGTAGTTCCATCTGTCGATCCAGAAACTGTCCAGGAGACTGGAGAACTTTCAACTCCAAATCCTGATGCCAAACTATATGATGACAGAACGAACGAACTGGGTGCGGTAATTGTCATCGTCGAGGCGACGCCATTGACGGCACCGCCGCCGGAGAGGTAAGCGGTGGCAAGGGTTACCCAGCCAGTACTATCGGCGGTCGTTCGTATAAGTGCCCGCTGTCCACCAAATGTCGAATAGCTGTTCCCAAATGCCGATGATACAAAAACAGAATACTGTTGTACACCCGAACTGACTATATACGGATTTCCACTGTTCACTATGGTAGCAGTTGAAAAATCGGGGATAGCGTAGACTGTCCTGTATATCGGTGGAGTATAGGGTGCTACCACACGGTTTCCAGTAATTGGATTGTAAGTTTCCCCGGTTGTAGCATCGGCTTTAAGGGTGAGTCCCCCCCTGCCCAGTGTAAACTTACGATCGGATCCCACCTGCTGACGTGCTTTCTTGTTGACGCTCAGCCCGGTATAGGTTGTATACGCTGCTAGAACAGCAGATTCACGCTGAAGACGAGTAAGATCACTAGAATCGGCTACACGTCCCTTCTTGTCTCCAAGGGCCGATGACATTTATTTATACTAGGCTACGACTATTTGGTAGATGTTTCCGTTCTGAGAAGAGACGTATAAGTATTCATCACTACTTTGCGTGATCGATTGGGGTACAATCGAAGATTGTAGGTTAGTAAATACGACCGCTGACCCTGTAATATGGACTTGTATCACCATACCTCCGTTCTGTACGCTGGTCACATATAGGTAGCCGTCGTTTGCCTGGACGATTCCGCCGGTAAGATTTGTGTTTGAATATATCCGGGACGATCGCCCAGTACTTATACTGATTTGGTAGATTCCGTCTGTTGTTGTTCCGTATAAATTGTTGTTTGTAGCGTATGTAATGCCTGTATAATTGGTTGTGTCTACGACTCCGTTGATAGTTACTAAGGAAGTCACGGTTCCTGTAGGTGTAACTTTTTTGAGACCTGACGGTTTTGTCACATAAAAGTTTCCACTAAGATAATCTTGAGTAATCGTTTGCATACCCACAAGAGATGCACTGGGTTCCACGAGATACGATACACCAAGACCTGCCCTCTTCAGAATGCTCCCGTTTCCAGAGTTTACGACATAGACCGCACCGTCAATTTGCGACTGCATAGTTCCATACGGAGTTGATAAGTTTGCAAAATTTATAGTGGGGTCTGTTTCTTCATAAGTAAAGATAGGAGCAGGAATACCGACCCTGGATTCTACGGGTCCAAAACGGGTACCGCCTCCGCCGCCAGTTGCAATTTTCCTTCCGTCAGAACTAGAAGCAATAGATAACCACCTTCCTGGTCCAGTTCGTCTATTCCAATTACTACCCGAATCTCTGCTCATATAGATTCCACCTCCAGTCGAATCAATTGCCGCAAGTATTGTTCCGTCAGAACTAATGGCAATACCTCTCCAATCTGCTTGACCGAAATTGTCCGGAAGACCCGATGGAAGTCCATTTGTTGGTAGATTCCAAGTAACGCCAGAATCACTACTCGTCCAGATTCTCCCTGCAATATTTCGGTTATCCCCGCTGGTGCCCTCGTTGCGCACGCCCCCCGCCGCAAGTTTCGTTCCATCAGAACTGGAGGCAATAGATACCCAGGTCGTCGTTATGCGATTTTCTGGATCGTAAGGAGCACTTGTTATTATCCAATTAACGCCAGAATTAGTACTCCTATAGATTCCTCCTCCAAACACAACTGCCGCAAGTTTCGTTCCATCAGAACTGGAGGTAATAGCTCTCCAGTCTACGGAATCTGGAAGTCCACTTGTTCTTTGAGTCCAATTACTACCAGAATCAGTGCTCATATAGATCCCTGCATACGCAACTGCCGCAAGTTTCATTCCAGTAGAATCGGAAGCAATAGAGTACCAGCTGGCGGAAGCTGGAAGTCCACTTGTGCGTAGAGTCCAATTACTACCCGAATTACTACTCGTATAGATTCCTCCTCCAAGCACAACTGCCGCAAGGTTCGTTCCGTTAGAACTGGAGGCAATAGAGTACCAGTTGGCGAAAGCTGGAAGTCCACTTGTTTGTGGATCCCAATTACTACCAGAGTCAGTGCTCGTATAGATTCCTCCTCCCTCCGCAGCTGCCGCAAGTTTTGTTCCAGTAGAATCGGAAGCAATGGCTCTCCAGAATGCGAGAGGAGCAGATGTTGCTAGAAACTGTTCACCTTCGACCAAATAGATATTGTTGGTGGTGTTTGTGACATAGAATTTCCCGGTATTATTGAAGGAAATGGTGCCCTGCCCAACTGGGATCGATGCAAAAAAATTAGCACTAACAGACCTGAGGGGTCTATACTCTATAGGAATAGGCACCGTTGGACAAAAAAAACCAACATTCACCAGCGGCGACAAGTCGTCGACAACTCCTCGCTGGTTCTGAGCTAAGAGAAGTTCGTTGGTTGTGGAATACGACTTGGCTACCTTTTTAGGAATAGTGGAATAAGTCGCATTGGCTCCTGCGAGAATACCGGTTCGGTATGCTCGTAGAAACTCACTTGACGAGAGTGCTCCGCTTTTTGAGGTCATTGTTAAGTGCGAATATTCTTTGATGCCTGATCTGCCGAATTGAAAGAATTGATATCGGCAGGTGTTAGGCTCTTGTAGACTGTCTGGATTGTCTGAGTCGCAGGTATACGGAAAGAGGGAATGCCTAGCATCCCCAGAGAAGACACTTCACCGGCCACTACACTAGAATTTGCCGTCTGGCGGATATTGCGAGTGAGCATGGACGAATCAGCCACACGGGATCCCTTCTTGTTATTACCAAGTCCTAGCGATGACATTATTTTTGAGCAATATAATAATGTCGGAGGAAGTCACCATCCCTGTTCTAAACATGCAAACAGGATCCTCCACCTCCATCACGATGTTCACTGACGATACTATTGATACTGTCCAGTCTCGTATCGGAAAAGCTGTGGGTACCCACCCCGACCGCTTACGTATCTACGTGAACGGCGAATTTGAGGGAAACTATTACTCCAAGGATTCACGCAAATGGGAGAACCTGTTTCTCCGCATGTCTCCCGAAGGCCGAGTTGTCCAGAAAAGCCTGGAGTATTACCAGGCATCTCGTGAACCCAAGCTGGAACTGGCTGCTTCCTATGACAAGTCCGCATGGATGGCTCTTGATGCCGCCGGGGAAACGTCCTTCCATGAACTACGGCTTCTTGGTGTTCCCGAAGAGCGGTCTTGGATCTTTCCCTTGAATAATACCGACGTTCCCGAACACCTTCCTCCCGCTTCTCAGGTCACGATTGAAACGAAATCTTTGTTCAAGAGTCTTCACCCCTACCCCGCCAAACAGTTCATGGTCATACCATACTCTGCTCTCGTCCCTAAACTCGAAGTCCTGTTTTATCCTCGCATGCGTGCTGGATCTCCGTCGGTTGTCCCCGAGGATGTCGTTCGCAGCATCGAGCGCCAAACGAATCTCATTTCGGCTCTCACGGATCTCAGTGTTCCACGACCCAGTCAAGTCACTATCAGCCAAGTCCGGTGGAAACTGCCGTTGGTGGATACAGATTTCGGCAATGCTGTCCGAAACCGATTTGAGCAGATCTTTTACGGTACAACTCTATCTTCTGCCATCCCTGTCGTCTCCTTCTTTTCCAGTCGATCGGAACAGTCTCGTCATAAATTTTTCACGGAGAACAAGGAGAAGACTCCGCATCTAGATCTGCGGACATGGTCCTACTGGTGGAATTCGACCAAACCGTCCAAGAACAAACCCGCTCTCGTGTTCTACCGTGGAGGGTCCCGTGCATCCTTTGACAGGATTACCGTGAACTCTACCGAAATTACCATTTCTTGTTCCCGCACCCCCGACTCCAAACTGAATCATGAGGAATTACAGAAAGAAGTCAAGGAGTTCCTCCTATCCATTGACGGTCTTGCTGCTTTCCTGGACCCGGCAGATTACGAAGATGATCGGTGGGTGGTTCAAGATATGTCTGCGATCATCCATTACTCTACCGATCTCAAGGAAGCCGATTTCCGCCGCTTTGATTGCCTTCGTGATATCTACGAAACTACGGATCAGAGCAAGCTGGTGTTCAAATTCTTGCGCAGCGATCAGAGCGATACGGGCTTAACGGACAACCAACTCCGCATTCTCGGAATGCTGAAAGAGAACGAGTTCACCAGCCCCGACGATGTTCACGACCAGTTCCCAGATTTGTCTGTGGATGAGTGCACCGCACTTCTCCAGGGCGTGAAACAGATTGTGTCGGACAATCCTGATATCGGTGAGCGGCGGTATTCTCTCCTTCCCTCCTTCAAATTCACGGCGAAAGAGGCAGCAGTCACGCATGCCCCCGATATGAAACGAGTGGTAGGGTATATCTCCATTCTGCGTGATATCCTGATTCACCCCGACAATTCTGAGCTGGATGCTGTATGCCCAAAGCGGATGGAGACGGTAGAAGCCGAGATCGCAACCGTTCCTCTGACCGAAAGTTCACCGAGCGAGGATACCGATTTCCTGGACGGACTTCTAGGTGAACTTGCGGGGCTGTCCGTCTCTGAAAAGAAAGAGGAAGCGGCACCGGAAGCGAAGAAGGCAAAGGTTGTCCGATCTCGTGGGGCTACATCCTTATCCACGTACTTCCTGACCCAGCTCCGTGACTTCAATCCTGATCTCTATTCCACCGACTCCCCTGCATCCAAGAAATGCGAGAAAAACCGTCAGCCTGCCGTCTTGCGATCCGACGAACTTGCGAGGTTTGACGGAGATGGCGATATGGCCGAATACGATCCACGAAGCGATGGACGCTCCAAATACACGGAAGTAAAAGATCCCGACGGACTCATTATTTGCCCGGAATACTGGTGCACGGTAGACCGTATCCCTCTCAAGAAGGAGCAGTTGGTGGACGATACGTGCCCTGTATGTTCTGGAAAAGTAAGGTCAAACGATAAAGCCATTGAAAAGACGCAGGATGTTACCGAATTCCCGGTGATTCAGCGTGATTCCACATCGGTGTTCCCAGGATTTGTCAAGTACAAGGCTGGATCGGGGAGCAAACAGATCCCGTGCTGTTTCACGGGGTCGCAGGAATACAAGTCAACAGTCGCCTCTGTCCGTCCGAATGTCGCTGAACTATTCTATGTTCTCGGGGATACCAAGACCCGACTCGATGAACTGCGCCTGGCGTATGTCCCCCAAGATGTTGGGAAAATCGCCAAACTGAAACTTGATTATTCGACGACGGTAGATGCGGGCAATCGTATCCATTCCGGAAACTCCGGGTTTTTCCGTGCAGGGGTGGGTCGGGCATCCGACACTCTTCCCAAAGTCATCGGAGGAACAGGAACTGTTCGTGAACCTTCGGAGAATCCCGATATTGTTCAGAGGTGTTCGTTCTTCCGTTCTTGGAAGATGGCCGATTCAGACGACCACGACAAGATCAAGGCCAGGATTGCCTCTATCGACAAGGCGTTCCGTGAAAAGGAACTCACGCCTCTCGAAGAGCTGGAGTATTCGGCCCTCTCACTCAATTGTATGCTCTACGTCCTCTACGTCGGCGAGTCCATTTCCACCGGATGTTTCATGAATATCGGAGCGGTCAGGGATGTGAAACGGGCTGTTGTGGTCCTTGTCAATGTCGACGATCCTCGCAGTGTAGATTACCTTGTTCACGTATCCAGGACATCAACCACCCCCGTATACAACGGAAACATATACAAGAAACCTTTCCCGACCGATTTCTTGGGAACACTGGAAGGTCTGCGGGCTACGGCGTGTGTGCGCAGTATTCCCACGATTGACAAGGCGATCGCATTCGCAAACATGACATTCAAATCCCGATTTCCCGAACTCAAGGTTGTCCTAGACCCTTACCGCCGTGCCCAGGCTCTCTTTCTTCCTGAAACTTTCATTCTTCCTTTCCGGCCTACATCGCAGATCCCCACGTTCTTGACGGAACACATTCCAGGATACGCAGATATCCCCCAGGATCAGTATCCCCAGAAACCCGCAATGATGGATGTTCTATCGCACGCCAAAGATGCCCACCCCGGATACGCATATGCCCACGACAATACTGATATTCAGAACAATGTCGTGGAACTCATTACTGCTGCTGGACTGCGTATCCCCGTCCAGTCTGGCGACACGATCTCCCAAGACCCCACTGAAATCACCGAGACTGTCCATGACGAAACTGAGGACAAGATTGTGAATGCCGAACCTGCTGAATCAGACACCAAACTGGCCAGGTCTATCACCTACGAAGCCGAGATCTTTGAGTTCCTGCTGTATCAACTATCCAAAGATATTGCAACAGACGATTACCCCGATCTCCGCACCGCTTTGTCCCATTCCTCACCCGATATAGAGTCTCTACGCCCCCTCCTTCATGCGTGGATGGACGATACGCTGACATTTGCGGCTGCCGACAATCCACCGGAATTCTATAGCAAGATGCGGCATTCATGCACCGGTTCACCCAAGGATGCGTGTACTGGACTGTGTGCGTGGAACGGTGATTCGTGTAAAGTTCAGGTCAAGACCGTGCGTAAAACTTTACAGAAAGGGGTTCTTGCGAACCGTTTGTTGTCCACGCTATCGAGCAACGATAAGATCCGAGGAATCGTCTTCAATCACCGAGTCTCGCCGTTTTTCAGCAGCGTGCTCTACCTGGAGATGCCGTCCGAGGTGATTCTGTCAGACAAGGATGTCTCCTCCCAGCTGAAGAAGTAATTCTCTGTTGTAGAATAAACAAATGGACGCTTTTGATGGACTCACGACTGGAGGTGCTCGTCGTGCGGTTGGATCTCGTGCGCAGGTGATGCATGGGACAGCGCACCACACCAAGGGCGGCCTGACGAAGAAGGGACTGAAGTACAACAAGTACGGCAAGATCGTGTCGGCTCGCAAGTCGGCGTCGGCCAAGAGCAAGGGCACGCTGAAGAAGTGGGAGAAGAAGACGGGCCAGCGCTGGACGATCAAGAACGGCAAGCCCACGAAGGTGAAGAAGAGCAAGCGGGGCGGGGCGGAGGGAGGCGAGGAGGAGGCCCCGGTTGCTTAAACGATCTCTAGAGTATAGCCAGCCGGAGCGGTCTTTTTGAAGAGGGCTTCGACGGCCTTGATATAGGTGTTTCGTAAAGCAGGAATGTCGCCCGCAGCAGGGATGGGCGACCCTACGTGTGTCACGATTGGTTTGAGAGGTCGATACGATAGTTCAAACCAGTTCTGTAGAGTTTTCCAAGTAGGGATTCCGATGGCCATACCCGTATAGGAATGTAGGAGTTTATTCAGTTCGGTGGCCCACCATTCATTGGACCGTGGGAATACATCGTTTTCACCGTAGGTCAGGACAGGGACGAGAGGGGTCTTCGTATCCAGGGCAATGCGGAATATTCCGGTGCGGTTGCGGATGTAGAGTTTTATATGTTTTCCTTCGGCCGTGAGCATTTCCTGGACGCCTCCCAGCATCACGGAGACAGATTCACCTTTCTGTAAAGTTTTGGTAATACTAACCGAATCGGACGGGATACTGCCGAGATGGCGGATGATATCTCCGATCACCGGGAAGTAATGGTAGAACGGCAGGGTGACTGCACGGTTGGCTCGGTAGTTTGGATGTTTACAGAGACCAATGTTGAACATCACGGACGAAACGGAGATTAAACCGTGTGGCTGCCAGATAAAGAGGCATGTCGGAGGAGGTGCTTCTGGGCACTCCATCCGAAATGTTGCCTGAATATTCTCCTCCACCTGTTTGTTTCGTAATCTTGACGACACGGACTCAAACAGAACCTCTTTCGGAAATAGACCGTATAAGGATGCGACCAACAACCCAAGAACCAAATTTACCCCCATCAAGACCCCTACCAAAACTAGGATCACGAAAGCCCCGAACAAAACTAACGGCCAAAGATATAACCATGCCATTTCTCTGTTCTCCTCGTAGATTGTTTACTGATAACTGGAACTCTTTCTGGCACGTAGCTTTCGGTGTATTGGCATACAAGCTGAAACTGCTAGTTCCCATATTCATTTTCTACCAGTTTCTAGATATCACAGACATCAATGTGTTTGTCGACATCATTGAATTCTTGTGTGGATACATCCTGGCATCCGTGTTCAATTGGATTTAAGCAAGTCGCCCCGAACTAATAAAAATGAGCAGTAGCTACTTGGTAGAGGCCAAGACAGTTCAGACTGGAGCCATCAGGACGCTGGTGGAGGCCCTCAAGTGTATCCTGGTCGAGATGAATTTCACCTTCGACAAGGACGGGATCAAGATGGCGGCCATGGACAATACCCGCACCGTCCTTGTCCATATGCGCCTCGAGGCTTCGAAGTTCGAGAAGTATTCGTGCTCGACGCCCACCGTCATTGGTTTGAACACCGATCACCTCTACCGTATTGTGAAGACGGCGACGAATGACGATACACTGACCTTCTACATTGAGAAGGGCGATCACAACCATCTCCGTATCCTGCTGGAGAACGGGGACAAGAAGGAGGTCACACGGTACTCCCTATCCCTCCTCGATCGTGACGAGCCGAACATCGAGATGCCGTCCACGGAGTTCTCGGCTCGTATTACGATGCCCTCGATTGATTTCCAGAAGAAGTGCCGTGATATGACGCTCTTGATGGCAAAGACGGTGGATATCAAGAGTGTGGGGTCTACCCTGGTTTTGGCATGCAAGGGCCAGTTTGCGAATCGTGAGACGGTCCTCGGCGATTCCGATTCGGAGTTCAGTGTCAAGAAGGAGGAGGCCAACGCCATTATCTCCGGGAGCTTTTCCCTGCCCCACCTCGTGCTCTTTACCAAGTGCACCAACCTCTCGAACAATCTGGAGCTCTACATGAAGAACGATTGGTTCATGATGATTAAGTATGTCATTGCCAACCTCGGTGAAATCAAGCTGTGTCTGATGCCGTGCTCCAATTCCTCTGCTTAAAGAATAATGAACATTGGATATATCCTGATAGGAGTATCAGTAGTAATCCTGATTGCTGTTCTCTATGGCCAGAACCGGCGGAGAGAAGAGTTCACGAACATGAAGGGCAATTTCCCGAACTGGGCGGTGGTGATTGCCCAGACTAAGACAATTTTAGATAAGCATTACGACTATGACGCCTCGAAACTTGCCGAACTGTCAACAAAACAGAAGGAGCTCTATTCCTTCCTGATGAAGAGCATTGACGACGCTGTCAAGAACGGACAGGGCGGAATGCTGGGAGGAATGGTAGAGTTTATCTACGGTATGCCGACCCCTGAACTCATCAAGGGGTTTATGGATAATAAGGATCTCTCAAAGCATCTGCCGAAAGGTGTCACGCTGAATGTGGACCTGCCATTCGATACTCGTATGGCGATGATTAACGCCGTATCAGAACTCTCTAAGGAAATGGTCAAGAGCACCAAGAATGAGAACGAAATTGTCATCGGATACTCTCTCTCCTACGCCACCACCGCCGCTGCGTCTCTCATGAAAAATCTTGCGATGCCTCTTCTGATCGGAAAGGCGATACAGGACACGGGTGCGAAGATGAAAGCGTCGGGTGTTTCTTCTATCGTCCCCAAGTAACTTGTTAAGTTAAAAAGACTTACAAGAATAGTGGTTGGAGAGAATAATGGACCCGAACAAGCCCCATGTCCCTCCGCCGTATCAGGAACGATCGTATGAAGGTGGACAGAGTATGTGGGCCCGCAAGTCTGCCGAAGAAGCTCCCGAAGTATCAAACTACAATTATGACGCCGTTGGAAACGTAGTGGGACTGGAAAGCATGACCACGGATTTCGGATTGCTTGGACAGGATCAGGCGTCTACCTCTCTTTACGGCCATGTGGGAAAGGAGCGCACACTGCAATATGATCCAGCGGTTCTCTTGAATGATGCATGGTTCTGTATCATGACCGACGACGGGGGAAAACTGTACGGGATTCTGAATACTCTGAAGGGAATGGGAATTCAAGGCCCGGCAGATCATCCTTTTGAAACCATGTTTGGGAAGTCTACCCTGTGGGAACGTGTGAACGACGACTTCTATAAAATCACCAAACGTGGGGATGCGATCCAACTTCTATCTAAGTTTAGAGCGGCGCCGCCTTCAGTAGATATATATGATCGGCGGGCGCTTTTCCAACATACTCGAGGATGAGGAGGTTCAGGAGTCTATGCAGTGGTGTGGATACTGTATGGGTATTATTGCCGTCTTTGTGGTAGCAGTCTATGTGTTTTTTACAGCAGTTCTCATGATAAAAAATTGACTGGTTTGATCACTGTTTACTTACTTACTTACCGACGGGACTTGTGAGCCGTGAAGACGACGTCATCGGTAATTGCCATCTTCATGGCGCTGCTGAGGTAGGTCTTTGCGCTACCTGGCATCACGGCATTGGTCCACAGCTTCACGATATTGAAATCGCCCTTTGGCGAGGTTGAGAATCCGACATAGGAATCGGGCTTGGCAAGCATAATGTTATCCTCGGCGGCAATGGAATGCACGATAAGGTCTACTGCTATATCGTACATATCACACGTGGGAATCTTCTTGCTCCAAGATCCGCCGTGCTCGTTTTCGGGAACCTCCCAGATAGGACGGAACCCACGTTTCATGAAGAAGAAGTAGCCGCATTCCCAGGCCTCCCGGGGAATTGTAGATATGATGGTCCAGAGTTGTTGTGCTGTCGAGATGTCCGCAATCTTCTTGTAGTTTGATAAGCTCCAGTCCTTGTTACGGGGATCAAAGTACCAGAGTACCCATGTGCTAGAGAAAGGTGTGGTTTCGGTAATAGAAGTCATTGTGGGCACTACCTTATTTCGTAGCGCAACTCTAAATCCGTTTTTGCGGATTTGCGATCAAAACGGATCCACATTCTCTCCTATGAACACAGAGTAGCTACTAAAATGAACTCTACTCTCCTCTACTCTTTCCGATCTGCCGTTCATCTCCCTATCCCCCCATCTGTTCTGGACATGATCGGCGCAATGCAGCTGGCGCCGGTCGCACCAATCTACATCAAGAAGCCCAAGAAGTTTGCCCTGCAGAGGCGTAGTCCCGCCGACGATTCGTGGCGCCGTGATATTATCAACGATCTCAAGGCGACGATCCGTCTCAAGGACGATCCCGATTATGAGGTGATTATCGGCATCATCAATAAGGTGGTGAAGTCGACGCTCGACGAGAAGACCAAGACCATCGCCGAGACGATCGGTAAGCGTGATCAGACGTTCCGCATGCGTGTTGTCAATTTCATCTTCGACCGTGGTGTCTCGATGCCGTTCTACGCCAAGCTGCTGGCGGACATGTTTGCTCAGCTGTGTGAAGCCCTGCCCGCTGTCCACGACGATCTCCAGATCTACTGCTCGCTCGACACCTTCAACAAGATGTTTGACCAGACGAAGACGATCAGTTTCCCAGACCTCACGTCGATGCCCAAGCAGCAGTTTGAGGACGAGCTGTGCACGTGGCACAAGCAGAAGGAGCTTCGCCGTGGATTTGGGGTGTTTGCGAGTGAACTCCATACCCGTGGCCTGATTTCTGAGACTCTGTTGCACGAGGCAGTGGATACGGTTCTCTCTGATTTCGAGGAGAACATCCGAAAGCCGAAGAACGAGGTGGTGTCCGAGTCGGTGGACCAGGTCGTCACGCTTCTCTCGGAAATGGCCAAGCTGTTTGGCAAGGGCAGTTTCATCTCCGACAAGGCCAAGCAGATCCTCGCTATTCCCAAGACGGACACCCCCTGCCTCGGCATGCGCTCAAGGTTCAAGCTGGATGACTGCGTTCACAAGGTTTAGACGCAAAACAGTATACATTACAAATGACCACGCCGGCACCGAGTAACCTCCCCCCGGCCACTGTTCTCCTCCGTGCCGCCCAGATTTCTGTAGACGATGACCGCCCGATTCTCCTGGATTACTGGACGGAGAGCCGTGACAAGAAGTGCTGTATCGGCGTCAAGGACAACGCCAAGTATCTCGTGAAGAACGAGAGCGAGTACACCTCCACAGTCCAAAACATTTTTCGCATTGATGGCTGCTTCATCGTGCTGACTGAGAACAGTCTGTACATCGTCTCACAGGATATCCCAGTGCGAAAGATAGTTTCAGAGTTGAAGGGCGAGTAATATAATAAGAATGAGCAGCATCATCTTTCCACCACCCCATATGTTATTCCACGAGCCAATGGACGATCGTGAAATGATTCGGGTATGGAACGAGTATACGACAGCTCACGCCACTGAGCTGGAAACGTTCGAGATTGATGCGGCTACCGTGTGTTCCGTTGATGAGTTTGGAAAGTTGTTTGAAGTCTGGGTGACATCCAAATCGTCCAAGCGTGTCAAACTCCTGATGGTTTGGCATGCCCATTTTCTCTCCCTCGCCTGCCAGCAATCTCTTCGTCGGTGGCTGGAGACCAAGAGTTACCGTTCCAGAGTCTGGTTTCACGTGGAATACGTGAACAATGTCCAGATGGCTATTCAGAGCCGGTGTATTTCCCGAGAACTGAAGACTGTTCCGTTCATGACTACCCCAGAACATGTGGGAAATACGAAAGGTGTCCTGGAGACTTGGAAGCGCATCAAAACGGACGCAGGATCTCGCATTCCTATATAAATCATACACCCGATGCTCAGTATATACACAGATGGTTCATCAATTAACAATGGTCGTAAGAACTCACGAGGGGCGTACTCAGCAGTTTATCCGGATACGCCTGAGCTCTCGTTTGGCCGTCCTCTTGCCGCTGAAGGCTCTCAGACGAATCAGACTGCTGAACTTACTGGAATCCTGGAGGGAATCCGAGGGCTCAAATCACAGCGCAGCGTATCGGGCGTGGTTGTCCGCATCTGCACCGATTCCGAATACTCTATCAATTGCCTGACGAAATGGGTTTCGGGGTGGAGGAAGAAGGACTGGAAGACCGCCGCAGGAAAGCCGGTAGTTCACCGAACCCTATTAGAAGAGATCATCAAGGAACTGGAGGGACTGGGTGGCCACCAGTTCGTGCATGTGAAGGCACATACGGGTGGGGATGACGCAGACAGCAAGTGGAACGATCTTGCCGATCAGCTGGCCAACAAAGCGGCCACTGAGTCTAAGGAGGTTCGCCCCTCGGATCTGACCGAAAAGGTCGTGCGCATTGGGACGAGCGTTGACGATGTCCTTTCCGGGATACCCCTGAAAATTATGGGAGGGCCCGTGACCGAAACTGAACTCGTGAAGGCTATTCTAGCCAACACGGCTTCATTGGATCAGAAGTTCTTGTCGACCGCTCTGATCACTGCACTCAAAAAGACCGTTCAATCCAAGGCGTATGATCTAGAGAAGGCCAAGATTCATGGAGCGGTCGCATACAAATTGGTGGAGAAGACCCATTTAACCATAGAAAAGCTAGAAGAGTAATACAAATGCAGGCTTACTTCTTCACCTCGGCAACTTGCGGTCCTTGTAGGGCGGTGAAGCCTGTAGTGGCTGAGCTACAGGAAGATTACAAGCAGGTGACGTGGGCAACGGTAGATACGGGGAACGATCCTGGTCGTTTTGCTGCTACATACAACGTTACTCATGTCCCCACGATGGTGGCTGTTTATGACGGGAAGGAGATTGGCCGTCATTCGGGGACGCAGCTGATGGGCTATTTTGCACTTCTAAAGCGTCTCACCCAGAGCCATCCTAAGCAGCATTGACACGCTTGCCGTCACGGTAGGCTTCGCATACCATCTCCCCCTGATCGTTGGGTGCTTGACAATGGGCCTGGTTCCGGTTGGCGGGAGAAGGTGTAGTCTCCGTTCCATCGTCAAAGTGCGTGCCGTCTAGCGGCAGGAAATCGGCATAATTGTTTTTGAGAACGTAGTATCCACCCGTTCCCGAAAGCAGTCCGATCGCAAGAGGGAGGATGACAGCCTTGAGTGAGGCAGTAACACTTGTGGTATCAACACATTTGAGTTCACGGTAGGCGTAGACGTTGAGTAGGAATATCGCAACCGAAAATCCAGCAAATCCTCCGGCCTGTGCCGATGACCTTTTGCTGCCCACGGTCATATCCAGGAGATACACCATGAAAACAGCAGAGAGGGCAGCCATACCCATAGGCGACCCTGAGATATCGAAATACCCAAGACCACGAATCGCACAAGGATTGAATTTTTGGGTAATGTAGTCTGGGAGAACAGCGCCGCCAAGCTGTTTGTTGGCAGCCATCTTTGACGTTGAATCGGAGGATTTCGCTGCCGCAGCACGGGTAGGTCGAGCAAAACTTACTGTCCTGCTTGCTGGAGCCGTAGCCGCCGGGGCCGCCGAATCTCCCATATCGGGAGCAGTGGATACGCTTCCCGGACGACGAACAGGGGGTTTGTTTCCAGTTGCCATAGTCAGCTTCCTGGTTGCTGCCTGTCTCTGTGGCTTGGCAATAGCTCCCAGAACTCCTGCGGGGCTGGCCGGAGCAGCAACTGCCGCTACTGCTGCCGCTGCAGCAGCCGGAGGACTCACCGTCGGAGCCGTAGGGTTTCCATCGCCTACTCCGAACAGCTGAGCAGAAGAAGAAGAAGGTGCAGTCGGTGCCTTAGGTGCCACTGCCGCTGTAATCGCAGATGCGGTGGATGCGACCGCCGACGTTACTCCCTTGGAAAACCCAAAAATAGACCCTCCAACAATCCAGTGCAGAATCACAGCAATGATTCCGATGATGCTCGTGACCGAGAAACGGAACTTGAGATTCATGATATCGGAAATGAAACCAATGAGCAGGACGATATCGGGGGACAGCGCTCCACCGAGCACCCCGGCAATTTTCAAGTTATCTAGGATTCCACTTCCGGTCGATGCCATTCCGCTCGTAGCACCTGTTAACGATTCACGCAGTCCGGGGTAGAATACAAGGACGAGTCCTATGATCATCACGAGAAAAGACAGGACACTGAAGGTTAGTGAGGCGATCGCCAAATTTACCTCCGAGTCTACCATTGTTACAAAACGAGAAGAAAACGGATCTGTTTGAGTGCTAGAAATCCAGGACTGCCCAACAGAATGTATCCCTACCAAATCGACGCACTCAATTGGATGAAGACCCGCGAATCTGATCACATCATCTCTGGAGGGTTCCTGTGCCTGGACATGGGTCTCGGCAAGACCCGCATTACTTCGACGCTGATTCGAGACAACCTGCTGCCTCGCACCCTCGTCCTCACCACCAAGTCTACTGTCGGCGGCTGGCTCGCCGAGCTGCGTCTCCAGTCCAACTTCGCCTTTGACTGCATCGAGTACATCAAGAACAAGACTCATCTCACCCCGGGACGCCCGACCGCTGTTGTGGCCACGCACCATTCCGTTTTGAAGGAGAACGTCGGGTGGTTCCGTGAGCAGGCCTTTGATCGGGTGGTGGTGGACGAGGTTCACGTCATCCGTAACCTCGGAACCATCTTCTGGGCTCTTCGTGAGATCCCTGCCAGGTGTCGATGGGGCTTGACCGCCACGCCCTTCAACAACTCCAAGTCCGACATCCGTGCCTACACCGAGTTCCTCCTGCCGGGCCTCCCTGCCGAGGAGTTCAAGAAGTACCGCTACCGCAAGCTCCGCTCCGAGGTGGTCATGGGCGGCCCCGAGCTTCAGAATGACAAGCACGTCTACGACTTCGAGTCTCCCGAGGAGATGCGGCTCTACGAGTACGTTTCTGGCCGCATCGAGGACACCAATGCCTGGATCGCCGACAACGCCCGTCGGCTTCCCCGCCACGTCCGGGGCATGATGAAACTCACGATGATTCTGCGTGAGCGTCAGGCGGCCATCCACCCGCAGATCGTCCTGGATGCCGAAAAGGTCTGGCGTGCCCAGATGCCCGCTGTTCTCGGAGACCCCGAGGATGTGGGAAAGTGGGACCCGTCCAAGGTCACCAAGTTCCGCCACATCGTCGACATGGTGAAGGCCGATTTCAAGAAGGGCGAGTCTACGATGATTGTCACGCACTTCAAGACCGAGCTGGACCTGCTGCAGCAGGCTCTCTCCAAAGCCAAGATCCGCACTGAGATCCTGAACGGCAAGACTACACCTGCCAAGCGGACGGCCATGGAGCGCTACGGCAATCCGGCTACACCGACCGAGATCAAGGACATCATCGACGAGACCACGTTTGTTCCCGACGACGTTATCGGGGTCATCCAGTCCTTCGTCGACGGACCCCGTGTCCTCCTCCTGCAGATCAAGGCTGGTGGGGTGGGCATCTCGCTTCCGTGGGTCCACCACGTCATCAACACCAGCCCAGACTGGAACCCGTTCCTCGAACTCCAGGCCATTTATCGTGCCTACCGCATCAACACACGTCACAACGTGCGTGTGACCTCTATGTACTTCAGGGACACCGTCGACACTCAGATCCAGACTCGGCAGAAGAAGAAGTTTGAGGAGAGTCTGGAATGGACGGGCGATGACCCCAAGTCAATCTCGGAATTTATAAGTATGCCTGTCTAATAATAGAGAAGGGATGACCAGTATCTTCGACAGTTCCCGAAAGTGGCCCGATGAATACAAAGCATGCGGTGCCCCCCATCAGTCTCCAATTAATTTATCACAGTCTTTTTCGCTTCCGTGCGACCGTCTGTGCGAATGGTCCGTAGACGATACAGCCGTTGGAACGGCATACGTAAGGAATGCCCAAGTCAATACAGGCGGTCTTGTGTTGAGCGGATTCCAGAACGGCAAACCTACTGGTAAGTTCAACGGGGACGGATACACGTGCGAAGCAATGGTCTTATACTCTACTTCCCAACATTCTCTGGAATCTGTGTTCGGAGAAGGAGAACTCGTATGCTACTTCACTCATCCTGGTGGAAAGATCATATGCATGTCCGTCATTCTCCGCAGCACTCCCGGAGACACTCCATCCTCTAAGTTTTTCAATGCGTTTGTTCCGTATGTGGACCAGGGATCGGCTGTGACTTTACCCAAATCATGGACAATCCGGGACGTGATTCCCGACACTCCGTCCTACTACATCTACAAAGGCACTACAGTGTGGCCTGCATGTCAACCCAATGTGACGTGGATTGTATATTCCAACACCGTAACTATTGATCCGTCCGATTACGCTAAACTTGTCCGGTCAGTCAAACCTGCTCGCAGACCGCTAGAACAAGTCGCAGACCGTAAAGTCACGTTTTATGATGCACAGGCACAGGGTGTCACAACTCCTCGTGACGGAAAACTATACATGCGCTGCCGTCGTGCGGGTAAGAAAAGGGATGAGGAGGAACAAGGAAGCCCAAATAAACAGGTGGTAAAGGCAGGTGGACTTGAGGATGCTACGACAGAAGAACAAAATGCGGCAAATCAACTGGCATTGAACAATGCTTCAGCAGCGGCGACAGCTGCGTATGAGTCGCTGGGCGGAATATACGGAGTTCTTAGCGTTCTTGTTCTTGTCGCTACATCTGGCGGACTATTCTTCACATCAACTGGAAAACAGTTAGGTGCGACTGCCTTCGTAGTTGCATTCATCATTCCTCACTATATTCGTGCAGCGGTCATGTGGCTGCTTTCATCGGTATTCGGACTAGTCTTTTAGTTATAGTTAGCGCTCCCGCTCCCAAACACCTTCCGTCTGCCAAACGCTCGTATCCTCAATCGCCGGCTCAAGAAGCTCAGGCTCCTCCATCATCTTCTCGACAGCCGTCTTCCTGGGCTTGCGGACCGGACGCTCAACCGTGCGCCAGTCCGACGACGAATCTGCAGTGGGAAGAGGCGGCAGCTCATCTTCATACTCATCCTCGTAATACGTATCCTCATCCCGAGAATGGGTATTGCCGAAACGATACTTGGTATGGTTGTAACCGTAGCTGTAGGTCGTGTTCTTCTTAGCCTCGGCTGCGGCCGCTTCAGCCTTGCGCACCTTCTCCTCTTCGGCCTTGGCATCCCACTCCACCAGGAGCGATGCCAACTTGGGTTTAACTGCCGGCCCCCCTGCACCTCCAGCCGCTACGCCCCATGAATTCTCCGTGAGCGATGGGAAGCTGATATCATTCACCTCCACCAGCTTCTTCCGCTCTGCGTCCAGTTGATCCTGCTTGCGATTTGCGAGTTTCTCGTGCCACGTGCTCATCTTGTTTGTTTGTTTGATTAGTTTGACTTGAATATGCTACTCTCTTTCAAAAGGAATACCCGATCCGTTTTGACGAATTCAAAACCGATCGTAATTTTCGAGAGAGAAACACTAAGTAAGTAAGAATGGTTTTGGCAACGTCGATTCAGGCTACAGGGGCGCTTCAGGAACTCACCGTCCCTGCAAAGTCTGTGGATGTCCTGGAATGGCTCAGGACGAAACTCAAGCAGCCTGGTCTCCAGTTTCAGGGCAAGATCCAGGACAAGGAAACGTGGGTCACCGTGTTTGCCGAGTCGGGGTGCGAAGACGAAGATGATAACATCAACCAGCACGTTCTGGGCGGAAACTTTCAGGACGAGGTATTTATTGGATGTATCGTCGTGATGCTCTCCAAGAACTCCAATGCTGACAACTACGATAAGTTGGCGTCTGTATACACCAACCTCAAGCCCGCAGATTACGAGACGATCTATGCTAGCTGGACATTCGAAGGCGAGTCGTCTGACGAGGAAGAGGCAGCGGAAGAGGAGGAGGAAGTGTCGGACAACGAAGATGTTCCCGACGACGAGGAACCTGCGCCAGAGGAGGAAGTTGCTCCTACCCGCCAACGTAAGCCAAAGCAGGTGGTAATTCACGACGTGAATACCCCATGCCCCGTCCGTGATCTAGTCAAGCAGCGATACGTTGAGATCGGGATTCCTTCTGATATCGCCAACGCACTCGAAGTCGCTCTTCTTCAGCGGTGTATCCGTGATTGTGCCAAGCAGGGCATTGAAGTCACGTGGGCGAACGTTGCCTTCTGGAATCATTACCGTGGTCGGTGTATACAGTTCTACGAGAATGCTCCCGACTGGATTCCAAAACTCGTATCTGGCGAACTGACTCCAGGGGCATTCGCCGAAATGACGGTGGTTGAACTGAGCCCAAAGCGATGGAAGGCACAGATTGAGGCGCAGATTGAGAAGGAGAAACATCTCTACTCGCCCTCTGGGAGCGCCTCCATCTACTTCTACTGCTCCTCGTGTAAGAAGAAGACCAAGTGTGATTACTACCAGATGCAGACCAGGAGCGCAGACGAACCGATGACGACGTTTGTGACTTGTCTGGAATGTGACCGTCGCTGGAAGTTCTAATTCTCTTGCGAGTATATAATGGTTCAGTGGGAGCTTCAAAGTAAGCATCCGGCTACGTCTTTTGGAAAAATAGTTGAAAGGCATGTTGGCACTGCCGATGCCAAGAACATGGACAGTATGATCAGTGCGTACGAAGCACTCTACAAGGGCAAGTTCAAGTCCGCCGAGGATATTCGCCGTGCGTTTACCAAGGACGGCCAGCCTCTTTTTACACCAGAGCAGGCTGCTTCGGTATACAAGAAGATCCAGCCGTTTAATTTGCAGAAGGGTGGAGCACCGGTCGACAGTATCTTGAATAGTAGTATCCGAAGTGCGATTGATTCCGCTGCTGGAATTACTCCTCCGCCGCCTGTGAATCCAGCAATTCAGGGTGGGATTAAATCCGCACAGCTGATTATTCGCATGATTATCCCGTTCATTTTTATCCTAGATACGCTCGAGAACACACCCCTGTTTGGAGACCTCATTGGAGCCGCTCTCGATGTGACTGCTGCCGTTCTCCCCGTGATGGCCTCCAATATCCAGACGATGACACCCGGTATCGTAGGACTGATCCCCGTCCCACTCGCAGGAACTCTAGGTATCCTTCTCGGCTGGCTTTTCTCCCTATGGTTCCTCTGGCTGGCTATGGTCATCGGAATATCTCGCAAGGAGTTTGCTGCGGCTCTGGAAGCTACTGCCGGAATGGTCCCTGTGATCGGACCTGCTCTGTCACGTGGTGTCAAGGCCGTAGAAACCGTGGGTACCAAGTTCTACAACCGTGCAGATAAGATCTCGACGTCTATTTCCAAAGCGTTTGGCAGTCTGATGGGTGCAATCAGTAAAGTCAAGAGTACTGTCAAGAGTCTACCGAGTCTAGACAAATTTGCTGGACCCAATCCCCCTGCCCTACCTTCGCTCTCCCAGATCCAGAGCAAGGCTGCTGCTGCTCTCCCTCCTCTCCCCGCTCCCATCCCCGCTGCAGGTGAGGCTGCTCCGTCTCCCGCCGGTAAACCCGCCGATAAACCCACTGCATCTGCTCTACCCACTGCAGTTTCCGCCAGAAAAGTCTTTCCTCCGACCAAGGGCAAGAAGAAGGGAGGCAGGGGCAGATTTACACGTCGCAAGCGTAGTATAAACAGAAAGACATGGCCGAGGACAACCCGCCGCCGGTAGCCGAGACGCTTCGTCAATGGATTGCCATGGACGACGAGATCCGTCAACTGAAACTGCGTATCAAGACAATTACCGAAGAAAAGGTCAAGCTCGGTGCGGCCGTTCTCACGTTCATGCGTGAGAACGAGGTAGACGATTTCAAGCTTGAAGGGATGTCGGGGGGATCGATTTCTCGTCAGGTGAGGACTGTCAAACCCGCCATTAAGCGCAATACTATTCGCACCCAGCTCCTCCTTCATTTCTCTGACCAGCCGCAGAAAGTGTCTGATGCGCTGCGTGCTATCGAGGGCATCCCTGAAGATGTAGAGGACGCCTCAACCTTCGGCCGTCAGACGGAACTCTTGACTCGTCGTGTTCCCAAGGCCGCCAAGAACGAAATGAACTTACATATTGGTCCTTAAGGAAACTAACAAATGACAGAGGAGTGTATCCTCTGTTACGACCCACTTTGTGTCCCGGTATTCCGGGAGACTACTACTGACGACATCATTGTAGAAGGAGATTCTTCCCGTCTACAATGCGGCCATGCTTACCATACAATTTGTCTTCTTCGTGCTCTCCAGCATCGGTCAACGTGTCCGCTGTGCAATGTGATCGGACAGATGAATGGACGAGGAGAGGAATGGTGGAATAACGGACGGATTGAGATGGAGGGGAGGTGTATGAAGATCATGGAAAAGGTGAAGAAGGACAAGGAGGTGAGAGAGGGCTTGCGAGACTACAAGGCAGCAGCAAAAGATCTTATGGCTCTCAAGAAAGACTTCATGAAACGGGTCAAGGAGTTCAAGACAGGGTTGAGAGCAGAAATGGGCGTCGATGAGAAAGTGAAGGCAGTGATGAAAGCCAAGAGCTCTGTGTTGAGATTGTTTACTCGTAAAGCCAAGAACGAAGGATCACTGATTGCGGGCGCATTGAATATTCTTCCAGCCTACAAGGTTGAAAAGTTTCTCTTGGGAGCGACTCGTTTTTTCCGTTGGAGAATGCATCACGTGTTTAACTAATGAAGGACTTCACGCCTGCCATAGTAATTGGGATAATCTTTTTTACGTATGTTCGCCTGTTTAACCATACGATGGACATATACAAAAAATCCGATTACACACTGTCGTGGGATGAATACTTGCATAGGAGCTTTCAACTTGATGTTATACGTGGAACTTCTTCTTAAACGACCGAACGGAAGCTTTGAAACTCGGCTTGCCCCACAGAATGTATCTGGATAAGGTTCCCGCACGGGTCGGGTCAGACCAGTCTTCGTGCATCCGGGCATGACGGGCAATGTAACGATTCTTACGTGTGACATCCTTATGCTTGGTGAAATCTGAGTATCCCCTCTGACCAAACGGCTGGGTAATTGTCTGCCCGTTCGGTTTCATGAACACCGCATCCCATTTCTTTTTCGGATTATGAGACCGTTTGATAGTTTTCAGCCGTAGTCCCCTCATTGTTTTAGTATAGTAATATAAATGGCGAAGAGCCGTAAGAATAAGCTTCGTACAACACGGAAGCGTGGGGGTACCACTGCACCCAAGGCACCTACTGATCAGTCGCATGCGTCGTGGGAGAAATGGGTTGAGAAGTACAAAGCGTATCTAGAAAAGGAGGGAAAGCACGTTCCTGCGACACCTACCTGGAGCGAACACAAGGCCCTGCCGCGATACCGTAATTCCAGCGGTGAAAGTTTGATCACGACGAAGGATGCTCTCCGTGGACAGGAGCTGAAGTGGATGCACGATGTATACTACAAACTGACTGGAAAGACACACAAGACTCTTTCTCGCAGGGGACTTTTCTAAGCTATAAAATAGTAGAAGACGAGGATGGCGTGTAAAGTCACACGATACGATTGCACGGCGCAGTCTGGAGATATTTCCAGACTAGGTCGTGATGCCGATACCCAGCTTGCTGCTGAACCAGAAGCATTCAAGAGCATTTTTCCCTGGAAGAAGCAGTGCGGAGACTACCCGGGACATATTCATTATGTTTCCCAGAGTCCGGGAGGGGTTGTTTGCGGATGGCTGACGGCGGAATGGAAGAATGAAAAGGGTCAGAAGTATATCTACCTGAACGAAATCACTACTCGGCGTATCAAAGACGAGCTGTATGGAGGTGTAGGACAGCGTCTACATGCTGCACTCGTAGACGAAGCCAGACGAGGAGGAGCAGAGTTTATATACCTGTATCCCTTGAACCCTCTGGTTGCTGAAGTGTATAAGATATGGGGATACACAAAGAAACGTCCCGAGATTGCACATATGTTTTTCAAGGTGAGTTCCGATCCCAACCGTGCCGTATTGGACAGCCTGATGCCTCCACATCCTAGGACAGTGACAGTAGAAGCCCACGAGTTTATTCGGGATGATCCGAAATTAAAGGCACTACTTGCTCGTGTACGACGTTACATCATCAAAAATCCAGACCTCATACGTGAACTGTCTGATGCGGTCATGATGGCGAGCAGTATATCCGCCATTGAAGAAGCCGATGGCGTTCCAGAAGACGAAAGGATGTCAGAGGAGAATAAGCGTTCTATTATCGAAGAAGTGCTATTGAAGGTCCCCAAGGCTGGTCGTCGCACCCGCAAGAAATCTAGGACTCGGCGAACTCGTCTACGACGGTTTCGTCGTACATGAGTAATATGCCTCCTACCTGAATCGAACAGGTGACCTCCCGCTTACAAAGCGGATGCACTAACCAACTGTGCTAAAGAGGCGTTTATGTGCTCCCAGGCGGTCTCGATCCGCCGACTTCCTCCTTCCTAAGCATACGGACAAAAAGCGTATAAGAGAGGGATTCTACCAACTGAAATATGAGAGCCACATATAGTATGTGTCCCCGATGTTTAAATCTAAATATTTCTATATAACAAACATGCCCACCTACCTCGTTACGGCCCCCAGCGTCCCTCGTGTTGTCCCCCTGTCCCATATGGTGTCCCCGATGTCGCACGTGAGCGTATCCGCCGTTCACAGCAGTCCCCACCCGGTTTTGGGTCTACCGAAACCCCCCGCCGCCAAGCTAGCCGCCAACTCCCCGGTTTCTACTCCTGCCCACCTCGTATCTAAGAGCAACTAAACTCTCTGATGATTACAATGGAAAAGTTGTTTACGGTTCCGTCTATTATGACTCACATGCTGAATGGTGGACTTCTCCTGCTAGGCGGTCTTCTGATTGCTCTGAACTTCTCCTTCATCCGCCGTCTACCTGCCCTCCAGCTCATTATTCTGGTCCTCATTCTGTCTATTGCCGTAGGTGTTCACGGACTCTCGCATGTTGGTGTGGAGAGTGCATACGGTTATAATCCACTCAAGATCTTCGGATTTTAAGATAATAACAATGAATCCACCTGCACCTCCTCCACCTCCTCCTGCTCCAAAGGTTGTATTCCCCCGTGGATACCGCTTTGGACGGAGGAACAAGTTCTAGTTTTTATCTGAGTGTGTAAACACCGACATAAAAACTAACGATTCTGGTTGGGATCGATCCAACTACTTTCCGGTCGACTATTTCAGAATAACAGCCAGATGCTCTACCATGTGAGCTACAGAATCTTGGAGGTCCCGCCCGGATTCGAACCGGGGTTGCAAGAATCAGAACCTTGCGTACTAACCATCTATACGACGGGACCGTCGTATGACTTGGGAATATCTGTGTAAATAGATAATGGTGGATCTCTGGCACATGCACACCTCTGCCTACCTGTGGACTGTCTTTATTATTCACGTAACCTATGGCATTGTTCTCGTGGGATTCGTAGAAACTGAACCGGCGTATCTTACCGCCATCGAATACTACGTGAAGGTCTACGTCAGCATTTTCCTCATCTGGCGGTTCAATCCTTACTACCACACGAACAAGTTCACAGAAACTGATCGTCGGATCGTCTTCTCTGCCGCCATCTTTATTGTCACGACATCGGTCCTCAAACAAGTCATTGAACAGTATCGCCCGCAGATCAAGGCAACCGTTCGTTCCCTGTTTCAGCCGCTGGTCTCCGCTGTCCGGGCGTTGTAACACACATCGGCCTCGCATTCAGGATCCTTGCACGGCGGTTCCTCCCTATCCTCACGGCATACTCCACAGAACTGTTTTTCCAGACCTGTGCAGTATTCCCAATTTTCATCAGTGATTCGGTCTGCGTCGGTTGTCTCCTCTCCGCAGATATCACAAGTGATTACCTCCTCATCTGACATTTTTACCGACGACGAGTTGTGCGTAGTCCTTTTCCATTTTTGCGGGTGCGTCGGCCTCCAAATCCCCGCTCCTCGAGCTCACTGGCCCTGTCGTATGCCTTCGGTGCTGCCCGGGGCTTCTTCTGACCGTGCGAGAGCGTCCGCTGCTTGTGGGGGGTTCCGAGGTATCCCGTGCTCTTCAGCGTCTTGAGCTCCTCTCCCTTCTTTCCGATGAGGAAGTAATCTGCTGCCCTCTTCAGTTTTGAGGGAGTGTATCCCTTTGACGAATCAACGACGATCTTATCATTCTCGACATAGCCCATCTTACGACCCTTAGAAAGATCCACGAGGAACTGCCACTTGGTCTTGGATCCAGGGAAATCCTTCTTGTGGAACACGACAGTCTTGCCACCCTGTTCGTCCGCACGCTCGGCGAACCAGTCGGATAGCTTACTGAGTTCTTCGACCTTACTTCCTGTCACGGTAACCGTGTCTGCCATTATATTCGCATGATAAAAAGTAATGGACGCCTTCGCTCAGTGGAAGCAGGAGGTAGATGCCGAGCAAGATAGGCTTGAAAGTACTGGTCAACAATTATCTGAAGAGGAACAGCTGAGGCGGATAGATATGTATTGGGTCAGTGTGGTTCGTGATATCAAGCCAGATGATCCCAACGCATTCAGGAAGATACAGAATATCCGACGGTTTGCAGGGAGAGCCGACGGCGAGTATCCCCTGACGTATGCAGCACTTCGCAGTCTTCCGCCGTTAGATACCGCCCCATCAATCTCTCGGATGAAGAGGGAGATAGGTGAGGCTGCAGACGATTTGCGTGCAAGAAGGACACCGCCATTGGCTGATGGTGAGTTAGCGGACATGATGGACGGTAAACTTACGAATTACATATCGGATTTCAGGAAAGACGACCCAGATTACGACGATAAAAAGAAATATTTTAAGGAGTGGATATGGACTGGAATGTTTCCCAACGCAGCGGCAACATTTGAACGAAAGGGGCATGGGGTACCATACTCCATGGATCGCATCCGAGAGGAAGCGATAGCGGCAAGACAGCAGGTTTCAGACAACGATGCCCGGGCACAGGCATCGCCGGCAGCGGGCGTTCCGTGGACTCTGGGACCAGGAGGACGCAGGACTCGTCGGCGGAAGAGGCGGGGAGGAAAGCCTCCGAAACCGGCGACAGTAGTGGTCTCGAACCCTATTGCGAGTCTCCCCCGGCCTCCGAAACCTAACCCGGCAGCGGGGACGGGACTGTTTACGGGTGGACGTCGTCGCCATACCCGAAAGAACCGCCGGCGGGGAGGAGCCGAGGCCGAAGATATAGAGTTACGTGAGGCATTGTTCTCTAACCAGGGCGTAGACGTCGTGCGGGATATTGTTGCTCGTGGAGCGAATGTGAACATGATGATAGGGGGGATTACTCCGTTAACGTTGGCGATCAGCAAAAATAACTTTGATGTCGTGAAGCTCCTAGTGGAAAAGGGGGCAGATCTGGGAAAGGGTGGTGATCTCGGATTTCCTATCACCGTTGCCGATCGCAAGCCCGAGATTCTCCGATACCTCATTAGCCGTGGAGCCAAGTATCCCGAAGGGCATTTCGTGAACCAGGGGTATAAGGATCTCGTCAAAAAGACCAACATGGAAAAAGCAGAAGCGATCCGGGTAGGTGTTCAGGGCTACAAAGGTCAGCTCCCACCCAATATCCCCGCCATGTTTGCGAGGTATCTCGGAGCCCGTCGGAAGACCCGCCGTTCTCGTCGTTAATTACTCCTTCCGCTTCTTCATGATGATGACGTAGTTGTGATCGTAGCACACGATGGATCCCTCCATGATAACGGCTGCCCACACGAGATCGTTCTCCTCCTGGAACTCCTTGCTCTTGAACTCTTCCAGCAGACAGTGACCCTTAATTAAGGGACGAGCCACATCCTTGATCACACTGAGTGGCTCGTTCAAATAGTTTGCGAACTCCAGAGGGTTCATGTCCCGCATGAACCAGTAAGAGAGGAGATTCATTTCGTTGATGTATGCGAACGCAGTTTGTCCACCCATTTCGTTGTATGCTCCCTAATAGCAGCGGGCGCTGGCCATCCGTTTTCACAAATTACAAAAACGGATTCGTTCTGTATCTAGAAAATGGGTAGAGAGGGCAACTATAAGAACACTACACTACACATCACAACAGCACAAGCATCATGAGTATCATCGCTGAGAACAACACTATCATTTCTGGACCCGACGACCACTACCGCACTGTCATGTGCCTGAAGGAGCTCGGCTCTTCTATTCAGAAGAAGACCGTGGAGGCAGATTACAAGAAGGCCAAGGATTACATCGACCGCACCCTCGAGGACGTGCTGTCCAAGATCCAGAAGAACCTATGTATCCTGCCGAAGGGCCACACCGGTGCATGCTGCAAGACACCATACAAGAATCTGTTCACCAAGAAGATATCAGGTAAGTTCGATGTTGCCGTGTACAGCACGCCGGGCAACGACGGGTACATCTTCAAGAACCGGGCCTCTCGTGGCCACCCGATTACGCTCACCAACGAGGAGCAACGCAACATCAAGGAGAAGACGGGCGGCGCCAAGCTCGCTTTCGCAATCCCGCTGAATGAGGCGAGCACGCCCTTCATGATGGCAGCCACCTGCTTTGACCTCATCATGATGACCATGATGGTCTCTGATGTCAAGACGTCGGGCAAGTACGAAAAAATGTTCCAGGACGTCCTTCCCGTCCACCGCAACTTTCTCCAGCAGCACTTCGGTCGGTTCGACCGCACGATCATCAACTCGGACGGACACCTCATATGCCCTGTTACCGGGCACGTGTTCCGCTCCAGCGACCTCGACGACGTGAGCCGCACCCGCATTCTCGAGACCGATGCCCAGCTCGGTCACTGTGCTCCTCGCTCAGAGGAGCACGTCACGATCCGTGGACTCAACTGCCTGTGGATGACTCGTGAGGGAAACCGCCTTGTTGGGGACCACAGCTTCCTCGAGAACAAGTGGCTGGATCGCATCTGCTCTATCGCCGCATTTCACCGCAGGTAAGTCTCGGTAATATAGTTGCAGTACTTCTCCTCCTTCTCAATCAGTATACATTTCCGCCCAGTATTTAAACACGCTTGTGCCAATGACCCCGACCCGGCAAAGCAGTCCAGAACAGTATCATTTTCATCTGTGGTGTGTTTGAGGATCGTCTCTAGAAGATCGATTGGCTTTGGAGTAATGTGCACCTTGCTCCTCTTGGCCATATCATAATTCCATACACTATGATGTGTTTTTTGATTATGAAACTTCGGAACAATATCGTCGTACGTGAGCCCGAGATGACGAGTAATCGGGAGAATGGTTTCATGAGTCGGAAGGTTTTTCCCGGTTTCCAGGTTGCTGTACCAACCTGTAGGACCATCCGTCTTACTCAGTATCTCGTGTGAAATAGTCGTCTGCTTCACGTTTAAACGAGTCCGTGCTTCCTTGAGTTTCCACGAGTTGTCGAACGTGTAGAACAGAATGTACTCGGCCATCTTGTTCCAGTTGTGCATCTCTGTCTTCACGACATACCCATCAAGGAACCCTTTTTTTGATGACCCATCGAACCGCTTGTTCCAAACGATCATTTGACGAAATACGAGCTTGGTATTCTTTTTTATAGATACCATGAGCTCGGATACCTGCTCCATGTCGTTGTGGAAGATGAAGAAAGATCCGTTGTCTTTGAGTTTCGTCTCGAGCAGTTGTACGATGGATGTCAACCACTCGATATAGTTGTCGATGGTGTCCCACGTATCCTTTCCGATATTGTATGGAGGATCTATGCATACAGTCTGAATGCTCTTGTTATCCACGGCACTAAGCATTTCAAGGGCATCTCCTCGATGAAGAACAATGGACATTGGTATAAACATCGACGTACAGAATATTACCATCCGTTTTACAGCCAAACTTCTAGTCCTCCTCATCGGACATTCCGATAGACGTTTTGCCACACCAGTTCTCGAAATCTTCCAACTGCTCCTCCACAAACGCACACACTAGACGATACATACGACCGAGATTGAGATTGAGATCGTTGTCCTGAATCCCAATATGCAGATACGCCTTGAGAAATTGAGGAACCGTCCCAGCCATCAACCGAATATCGTTCTCAATTTTCATAGTAATGTAGTCTCCAAAACGCTTCTTGAACTCTCCGGCATATATGTCTGCGATATCATACGCTGCATCCCTCTGTAGCCAACAGAGGAAGAAGCCATCACGGCTATCAGCTTCCATGTGGTGCTTCCTGACCGCCTCCGCTACCATGCGAGGAAGATAGGACTTCACGAGTGCCAGACGATCCTTGTAGTCCATCTTGGTATGGTACGGAAAAAGACTGGGGAATGGGAGATCGGTTTTTACGACCAATCAATCACGATTCCATTCTTGAGCGTACGATTGTTTATTCCAACATCCACCCAAGTCTCCTGATAGCTCACCTTGCAGTCGGGATACCTGGCCTCAATTGCCGTGATAAATTCGTCCCTTGTAAACTTTGGGATAGGGGGGTTACTGGGATGATTTACCATATTGCTCTGTGCAATCCAAACCGAATCTTCTGCCATATAGGAGGTTTTGCCCGCCGCTGCATTATTCACCAGTGGCTGATGAAATTGATTGATAAGTCCATTCATTAGACCCTGCTTCCGCTTCTCGGGAAGATCCTGCAGATAAGAACGGCTATATGTTGAGTCCATAGTGATTGTTGGAAGTCTTTGTATGCTAACCAAAAGGACGGATGGTGCAGGGATCCGTTTTTACTCATCTGTCAGAATCTTACGGACATATACTCTGTGCTCTGTTTCATATTTTGCCTTCAGTTCGAGATATCGCAGCGCAAGACATTTCTGACATACTGAACGCCTCCTTCCAAATGCAAATACTGGATGATAAACATCCTTTTCACACATTACACACGGGACCATAGACATACCCACTGCACCTGGAACAAACTGAAACCAAGGTTCGCCTAGTTTATTCAGTCCACGCTCATACCGTTCTTTGACAAGTTTATCGTCGGTATATATCTGCCAAAAATCGCACTTATTATGAACAACAAGTCCATCAAAAAAATTAGTCCTCCAGTCGTCAGTTATATTGGAAAGAGAGCAGACAAAGTATATTTTGGACTTATCCCTGCTCAATTTTACTTCGCAGGGTTGACCGCACTTACATAGGGGGCGATCAACAACGTCGTTTATATCCATAATTCTTGCAGGATTTGCACTTGGTCGTCGACTTCCACAATATTTTCCACCATATACATTCTCCCAATCATCACCCTGTTGGTAAAAATGGCGTCGGGTAATCAGATTCTCAATTTCTAGATGATCTCCGTCATCTTCAGACCAGTTTTCAACAATAAACTTATTGTATTCATCATTACGTATACTGTTTCTGTAACGTAAAAATGAATAGTTTTCGTTAACCCGATACAGTCCCATCAGCGATCTAGGCATGTGATCAGATGTACAGTTGGCACCCCTGCGATTTAGATGCTGACTAAACCTTCCGTAGAGTCGTGCTGTCTCTCCGACATAAATATAACCGTCGTCGCAGCATAAGACATATACCCAGTGTACCATTACATTACATACGCTCGTTCGGCGAAATAGGATCACTCCTCCCAATTGCGATTACTGCTCCAGGGATTGTAGCTGTCGTGGCCGATCATGCACCCGTAAAGATCGTGTGTGGGTGCCTGCGAGTATCCGGTTCCGTAATGCGTGTTCATCATGCGGGCAATAACCGCCTCCAGATTGGAATAGGTCTGGACCGGCAATGTCGGGACCGTCGTCACCTGAATCGTCTCCGGCGGCGGGTTCCGAGGCATGGCCGCCCGCCTGGCCGCCCGCTTCGCACGTGTATCCAGCTTGTTCTCCTGATCAATCTCAAACTGCCGGCAGCACTGGCACGGCTTACCCCAAATCCACTGGTTACGACGAAGTAGGTAATGCATCTTTGTATGACATGAAAAATACTGAGGCTGGACGGATCCGTTTTGTTTGGTAAAAACGGACCCTATCCTTTTCAGGTACTCTGCACAACACATATAGATAGATGACATACCGTGTCATATCCCTGTTCTCGGGAATGGGAGGAATGGATATAGGATTCGCCGAACAGGTGGTCGTGCACCGTGATAGCGTCGATCCCGACTACATCGAAAGCGAAAGTGAGGTTGGCAATGGGTTCGTCAATCTCCGTCGCCTGCCTTTCAATACCGTCTTCCAGAACGATATTCTGCCCGAAGCCAAAGAGATCGCCGAACTGAACGGCTGGGCCCACAATTACCATCTCCGAGACATCCGTGATATGCTCGCCGAGAACTACGAGTTCCCAGAAGCCGAAGTCGTGACGGGCGGGTTTCCGTGCCAGGATTTCAGTCATGCGGGCAAACGTCAAGGATTTGATGCAGACCGGGGAACACTCTACCAATCCTTCGTTGAACTGGTGCGGCGTGTGAAACCCGTGGTGTTTGTCGCCGAGAACGTGAACGGTCTTCTCACCATGCCTGGTAATCCTATCGCCAAGATCGTGGCGGATTTCACCGAGGTCGGATACCAAGTCAAGTATCAGCTCGTAAAGTCCGAAGAGTTCGGCATTCCTCAAACTCGGTGGCGAGTGATTATTATGGGTCTGCGGAACGATAAGGTTTCGGATCTCCCGGACGACTGGAACGTCATTCGGGACAACCGCCGATCATGTTTCATCCGACCATACTTTGCCCACCTCCAGGAACCCGATACTACGGCCGACGCAGCACAGCAAGTGTATTCCAAGGCGGCCAAGTTGGAGAAGGGACAGGGCCAAAAAGCCGTGGGGCTGGACGAGTTTGGACCGACGATGCGGGCAGAACATCATGGCAATATCGAGTTCCGTCGGCACGGAGAGGGAGAAAGGAGGTTGACAGTCAGGGAAGCAGCACTCATTCAAACCTTTCCTCCCGCTTGCCTTCTCACAAAACCAAACAAAAAAGCTACTGGGAAGGCGTACAAGCCGATCGGGAACGCTGTTCCGCCGTTACTGGGATATTTGGTGGCTCGGAAAGTCAGGGACATTCTAGAGACCGTTACAGCTAAGAATATTGAGACGCCGCTGGATGGGGTCGAAGCCGACAGCCTCTAGATCCGCATCGGGGATCTCAATTTTGAAGTATGCGGCTGCCATCAACTCTTTCATAGCAGTGGTCGAATACTCGATGCCCCGTGAATTGCCCTTGGGTCGAGTGAATGCGTCTTTGGCCATCGTCTTGATAATGCGCATGTTTTGATCGGAAGGGATGCAGATCACAGTTATCTTTTTAGATTGGACATCGATGTATGTGAGGAGGAGGTGGGGATAGTAGCTTTCGGGAGCATCGATCATCGCCTGAATAGCTTCTTCGGCAGACGTATCTGCCGAGGTCCACTTGGCCTTGACGGCTGTCCCCACCTTGCTACTGCTGTGCTTAGAGGACACACCTTTGCCAAGGACCTCCATATCTGCGGGCAGATCGTTGTCGAGATCGAGATTGATCTGGTCGCCTAGGAAGTGTTTGAGAACAGCACCCTGATCCTTTTCACGGGACATGCCGATCTCCATACAGATCTTTCCGTTGCGTTTGTGTTCCTTCTGGCTGTCGCTATAGAGCAGCGTAAGAGCCCGATGAGCGGATGGATTCATGAAGACCCCTCGTAGGAGATCGAGTGCCTTGATTTGACCCCCTGCCATTGTTGTAGCATGGTCAAATTCTTCCAGTGTGTGATATCCGAGTGACATGAATGGAGGGGTGATACGTTTGTGTGTGATGTCCATGATTGCTCAAGACGAAAAAGACTGGGTAGAATGTATTCGTTTTCATCGCCGCCGAGTCCTGCGTCCTGCCTTCCGGCTCTTCTTTCCACGCCGGCGCCGCCCCTTCCCATTCTTCTTCGTCTGCTTCTCCAGTGCGGCCTTCTTTTCGCGTTCAACCGTCGCTGCCGACCACCCTTCTTCGGCTCCCGTGGCTTCGGCCGCATGTTTGATGGCATCCGAAGTGCCAAAATTCTCAACGAGGAAGGCGGGCGAATACGGGGGAGAATTGAGCCCCTCCATCTCCGCACGAGTGCGTTTACGAGGGGGGGTTCCAGGTTCCCACTTCTCGACTGCCTTTTTCACGTCCATTCGTATTATCTCTACCAGCGACGAGTTTTACGCCCACTATGAAAACAATTGTTTTAGTCTAGGATATATATAACGAATGGCTAGATATCCCAACGGGCTTGAAGCCCGTCTTAGAGCATATACGAGCGATCCCAACCAACTTAAGTTTTATAATGAAGGGTATGAAGCGGGGAATAGATATACAACCGAGTTAGGACCGGCTTCGATTCCCCCTGGAAGGCAATTTTATATAATTGTAGACTGCCATGGAGAAAAAGTCCGTGCTCCTCCCTTACCAGACGGTCATCCCGGTGGGATATTCTATATGCCACTGCAGGGTGTATACGACAACCCACGTGCATTCCAGTCGTGGAGAGCTGGAGGATTGGCTCCGCACCAGGAAATTATATTCACTGGACCCGAGGGAGATGTTGCGTATGCACGTGATAATCAAGCACTCATAGAATGTAACGCCGTAAACGCTCGATACGAACAGATAGAGAAAGATTCTAGGTACGAACCGAGGTTTCCACCGCCTAGAGCCGGTGCCCCTTCTCGTTACCACGAAACTATCTCAAACCGTGATAGCGGTGGAACGGATTACGAGTACAGATTGACTGGAGATACGGAAGGGAACTTTCATGCGAGAGTCTCGGAATGTTATCTGAACGGATTTCCGCCGCTTATAGATCTGCAGGATCCCAAATATCAGAATATACCATTTTCGTATGTGTATTATTTCATTTGTGCGTATGTGTGTGGCCGTATGCAGGGAGACTTGAACGGTGTTTCCATATACGTTCATGCAATATTTTGCCGAAAAGGGGAGTGCCCGGTAGGCCCGGCACTCAGGTCACAACGTTCGTCCCCTCCGGTTGAACGACCATTTCAGCAAATTCTTGAAGAACAAGCGGCCGCCGCAGAGGCCCAAAGAAGAGTTCGTGAAGAACAAGAAGCTGCCGCAAGGGCCCAGTGGGCTGCCCTGCAGCGCCAACAAGAATTGCAAAGACTTCCTTCTAACCCTGCTGCTGTCTACGGTGCTCTCCCTGCTCTCCCCCAGATACCCGGAATGCCGAGCTCTGCAATGAATCTAGATGGTGGAAAGCGGACTCGACGCATACGCAGGCGAGTGAAGGTGAAATCCAAAAAACAGAAGCAGAAGAAGAAAACTCGTCGTCACCGCCGGCGGGATTAAACATCAACCTCGTCCTCGATCTCAAAGTCGTTCCGGTGCCACCGTGTCCGACAAGTCTTCTTGTAATGCCCCGCACGTCCGCACCGATAACAGTTCAGATCGGTGTGAATGTTCAGCATCCCGTACATCTGGAAGTACTGCATGTAACATTGGATCTCGCCCTCGGGGGTAACATCTCTCACGATCTTGTCCACCCGCTTCACTGGATACCGGTCAGTATGCGGATCCTTAGTCTTGCCGAGAAGATGATCGTCAATTTTTTCATTGATATCTTCCGAATCCTCACATCGCCCGATGAAGTAGTGTCCTTCGGCAAGCTCGAGGACGTAGACGTGCGGCATTGATATACCTCCCCAGAAAATTGTTGTGATTCGTTTTTTTGGAACCTATCCAGATTTCAAAAAAAAGAGTTACACCCGCCGGGAACCGAACCCGGGTCAAAGCCTACACTTCGTTTTGGAAGGGCCTCATTCTACCACTGAACTACAGGTGTTAAGAGGGGCTGCGGGAAAGGGGATTTGAACCCCTGAGGATTGCTCCACGAGATCTTAAGACTCGCGCATTAACCAGGCTTTGCTATCCCCGCTTATCCCACACATAACTGAGCGCAGGCTATTTAAATCCCTTTCATCAACAATGAAGACCCTGTTTGTTTGCACCCTTCTCTTGATTGTTCTAGTCTTTGTGTTCATCAAGTATGTTCGGACATCCCAGATCGTGCGTTTGACGGAATGGACGGGTCGGTCGCTGGCTACACGCACCAAATCCGACGAAGCCATTCTTCCCCCAGGGTGGAAAAAAGGGGCCTATGTAAATTAAGCAATGTCTGAGACCAAGGAAGAGCCGGATACCGCACCTGGTCTCCAGTGGACTCCGCAAATCGACCGAATGCTGGCGAACTGGTGTGACCAGGCTAAATCGTTCAATTGGATGCACACCCATGCGTATTCACGATACAGCAAGCTTTCTAAGGCCATGAATATAGGAACCAATATTGCGATTTCTCTAGTAGGGGTTGTCAACCTTGCTCTCGCAAGTTCACAGATAGAAGCTATGACAACCGCTATGGTCACTGGCTCCGTCTCTGTCGGCATCGGGATTATCAAGATGATCCAAGAACAGTTCAACTGGACGTCCTTGGCATCCGATTACAAACACTCGGCTACCAAGTGGGACCATATCTCTCGCAAGATCCAGGAACAGGTCGTGCTTCCGTATGCTGGTCGCAAAGATTGTGGGACGTTCCTGAAATACATTAAGCAGGATATCAACGAGGCATCCGATACCAACACCATTCTTCCTAAAGATATTCGGAACAAGTGCAACGATAAGTTCGGGAAGATTCCAGACTTTGATGTTCCCGATATCTGCGGCCAAGTGGAGCATACAACGGTGTATATACCAGATACGTCAACACTTCAGGTTCCTCTTCTCTCCAATACTAATAATAACAATGCAGTCCCCGACACCAACCACCCGCCTGGAGTCGTACACCCGTCAGAATCAGCCTGACAATTTTGGGGATCGGCTCGTGTACTACCGTATGGTGGAGCGTATGCTCTTCTGGATGGATACACGGAAGATCCGTGAACCCAAGGTATTTTTGGAACAGGAGGGGAAGGAGTATGCCGCTCTCATCCAGTTCTTGGAAGATACGTTGGGTCAAGAAAATATCAGGCTCGAAGCTGATCTGTTCCAGCTTTGCTGGGCTGCTCGCCAGCCCTAGATTTATACTCGTACTTCAATCACCCTCCTGCGTCTATTCTTCTTCGTCTGTCGGGTCTCCGAGCGACGACGAATGGTAAAGCGGAAACCTCCAGTGACGGTGCGTTGTCGCTTAGATGCCGGTCCCCCCGGACCCCGAACTTTGACTTTATCCCATGCGTCTAGAGCAGTAATATCATTCTCTGTAAAAAAAGGCCCTGTTGCTAGTCTCCTTGCGTACCCCGCAATATTGGGATCCCCATTTAATAATCTGCATAAAGTAGTCATACGTTCCCATATTGCGAGGTATCTCCGACGTATCCATACCCATGCCTTATCTCTGCTGACAGCTGTTGGAATCCCAGCATTCGTCAATTCAGTGATACGTTTGGCATTCATTTCAACATCTGGTCCCGCTATGCGTCCCTGGATATCTACTGGCCGGGCCGTTCTAGCAACAATGGCAGTGGCTGGGGGGGTACTGAATATAGTCTTAAAAAGATTACTTTCGTCTAGACTGTTTGATGCAACATATGCAAACCGAGATATGTTAATTTGAGTATCTGGCGGATCTGCTTGTACCGCAGCAGTAATTTCAGCGTCAGTTATTTGTTCAATAACCGCTCGTGTTAGATTATTGTATCGCCTTGCGACGTTGAATGCTGCGGCAGCCTCAGCAGATCGAGCAGCTGCTTCACGTCTTTCTCCGAAACTAACAGGAAGGGCGGTAGATATCGCTGCTATAGTCTCCTGAGTTGCACGATCCGCAACTGCGGTTATAGATGTAAACACCGACCTGGAAATAACTAACTCATCTCCCTTCTTCGTGGCATTGTACGTAACGACTGCTGTGCGATTACTACAGATTGGGTCGGTATTGGCGTACTCTGCTTGAGTTTCGGCAATCATACGGTTGCGATAGTTTGAAGCACCCTCCATAGCTGGGGGGCTCGCAGGAATGCGTTTTAGTTCTACACTCTGTCCTATTCTTGTAGCAATTATAAACGTCAAAACATCCAGCATGATATTTTCATTATTCGGACTGAACACCAGGCTTTTCTCCCCAGAGGCCGGACCAATCCAGGACGCTTTAATGTATAATCCGTCAGATTTGGTAGTATTGCAAATATGACAGCTTGAATCGTATAAGCTGGCATCTCTGGCATCTCTTGCCCCATCAGCTCCTAACGTATTATTCACCATCCTTTTCAGGAATAACATGAATACTCCAGGAAGGACATGTTCACATTCATACTGATTCTCGAAAGGGCTGCATACACTCATACGTTTCCCTGCAATGTCCGTGCCTCCCTGTCCAATTCCGACTGGATTGCCGCATAACCAGCACGGCCGATCACGTCCCGCATTTCCAGCCTCTGCACACTGTTGACCGGCCTTTGGAGTTTCCCAGTCATTTCTACTTAACCCCCACATCGCAGGATGGTCTTCGCGTGTTGCGAGTACCTGCTGAATCCGCTCTGCGACATCGAAACTGGTGTCTGTTCCTGTGAGGACTCCCACATCGGTTCTCTCCATAGAGCTTACGTATGCAGTTCGTGCATCTTCCGCCAACGTACGTTTTTCTTCCGCTGTTAGACGAGCACCTCCGGTTTTTTCAGCTTCGCTCTCGCTCTCACTAACACTCTCATCATCTTCAATGAAATAAATGTACTTGTAGTTTCCGTCGGCGTCAAAAAACTTATTCAGTATTTCCTCTTTGGCTTCGTCGAGCGATTTAGTTTGAGCACCATCAAGGACTCCCTCTAACCTTAGCCTGACTCCTGTTCCTGGAGACCTTCCTTCTAAATCAGATTCCTCCTTTTTCTCAGAGAAGGGACTGCCTGTTAATGTTGCACCGGTAGCCGTATCGGGGGACCTTACTTCCTCTGGTTTAGCTGCCGAAGCTGCTGAATCGGACTCAGCCCCTGGTGGAAGAGTAGCTGCGATACCCGACATCGTTATTCATAACCCAGAAACATTCATACAGAACGGATCGTAAAAAGATATTACGGGATAGTCTAATAAGAATACAATGTCCATTGTAGGCGTTCAGTTTGGGATCACTTCTCCGGAAGAGATCCTCCGGCGATCCGTCGTCGAAGTCATTACCGACAAGACCCATCAAGCAAATAACCCTGTTCCCGGCGGTGTCTTTGATGCCCGGCTCGGTGTTATCGAGAGCGGCAAGGTCTGCCCCACCTGCAAACACACGAATCTCCAGTGCCAGGGACATTTCGGACACATTACTCTTGCCCGACCCGTATACCTCTACCAGTTCCTTGATTTCACCATCAAGGCTCTGAACTGTGTTTGCGTCAACTGTTCCACGCTCTACATTGCCAGCCAGGACGGGTTCTCCGAGGACGTTTACTTGAACTCCGAACTGAAGGGCATGGAACGTCTCGCCGATATCCGTGGACGGTCTGTTGATTTCATGGGAAAGAAAGCCAAGGCTGCGGCGCCTGGTTGTGCCACCTGCGGAACCCAGATGATCAAGAAGGTTGAAAAGATCCAGGGAACCGTGTGCACTCTCCAGGGCAAGCTTGCGGGTGCGACCGATGAGATTGTTCCCATCCAGTCCGAAATGGTTCTCCGCTGCTTCCAGCGCATGACGGACAATACCGTCAAGATCCTCGGCTTTGACCCCAAGTTCTCCCACCCTGCGTGGATGGTGTGCACGGTCTTGGCGGTTCCTCCCCTCACTGTCCGCCCCCCCGTCGTGATGGAGGACAATCAGCGGATGGACGACGATCTCTCCCATGTCTTGATCAACATTGTGCGCAGCAATCAGAAGCTCCGTGAACTGATTGGCGCCGGTCAATCCCGTGAGTATGTTCAGAAACACACTGAGTTGCTCGAGTATGATGTGGCCACGTATGTGGACAACGATATCAAAGGCATTGGTCCCGCCACCCAGCGTTCTGGTCGCCCCCTCAAGACTCTCAAATCTCGTCTGGGTGCCAAGACGGGTCGTGTGCGTGGTAACCTCATGGGCAAGCGTGTCGATTTCTCCGCCCGTTCGGTGATTACTCCCGATGCCAACATTGACGTCGACGAACTCGGTGTCCCGGAGGAGATTGCAAGCAACCTCACCAAGCCCGAGATTGTCACGCCATACAACCGTGATCGTCTGATGGCGGCAGTCAAGAACGGCGTGAAGTATCCCGGTGCCAAGTCTGTGTTCCTCAAGGAAGAGAAGCGCATGATGTCCCTCAAGTATGTCAATCCCGACATGATCGATCTCCACGAGGGCGATGTAGTCCACCGCCACATGATTGATGGCGACTATGTCCTGTTCAATCGCCAGCCTTCCCTCCACAAGGGTTCCATGGAGTGCCATCGTGTCAAGGTGCTGCCCGGTTCCACGTTCCGCCTGAACGTCTCCGCCACCAAGCCCTATAACGCCGACTTTGACGGCGACGAGATGAATCTCCACCTTCCCCAGTCCGTGGCAGCCGAGACGGAACTCCAGCAGCTTGCGAGCGTTCTCCGTCTGATCGTGAGCCCCCGTGATAATTCCCCGATCATTCAGATGGTTCAGGATACGCTCACGGGTTCCTTCCGCATCTCCAACCCTGCTATCCAGATCCCCGAACATATTGCGATGAATATCATGGCCAAACTCCGCCGTCCTCTCTCCTCCTTCGTCCGCACGAACGAGTCGCACTCGGGTATGAATATCATCTCGGGAGCATTCCCCCTCATGAATTTCAACGGCCGTGTCACGATCAAGGACGGTGTTCTCACCAAGGGACTACTTAAGAAGGGCGCTTTCAATACTACATCCGAAGGTGTGCTCCATGTGCTCTTCAACGATTTCGGGCACCAGCGTTGCGGACAGTTCATTAACGAAGTCCAGGCGATTGTCACCAAGTTCAATCTGTTCACTGGCTTCTCCACTGGTGCATCCGATCTGGAATCCAATCCCGAAACCACCGCATTCGTAGCCAAGGCGCTGGCTGAGGGGCGCAAGCGTGTCCAGGAAATCCTCACGGACGTCCACGCCGGCAAGTTCTTCAACGACAGCGGGCGCACCGACGGCGAGGAACTGGAGAACAAGATCAACAATGCCTTGAAGGATATCTCGGCCAAGATCACCGAAACCGTGATTCAGTCTCTCCCTCCTGCCAACCGTCTTGTTCAGATGGTTGATTCGGGCGCCAAGGGTTCTGGACTTAACATTACTCAGATGGTAGCCCTCCTCGGCCAGCAGATTATCGATAGCAAGCGTGTGCAGTATACGCTCCAGGACCGCACGCTTCCCCACTTCACCAAGTTCGATGACGGCATTGAATCTCGTGGATTCGTTGAGTCCTCCTTCGTCCAGGGTCTGCGCCCTGCCGAGTACTTCTTCCACGCCATGGGCGGTCGTGAGGGTCTAATTGATACCGCCGTCAAGACGTCGGACACGGGCTACATCCAGCGCCGTATGATGAAGACCATGGAGGATATGCGGGTCGAGCATGATGGCACGGTCCGCAACAACGGCGGCATGATTATCCAGTACCGTTACGGCGAGGACGGTGTAGATTCCACGCAGGTGGAAGTCCAGCCCATCAGTCTCGGGATCATGACGCTCGAGGATATCTACAAGATGTTCGCTGTCACCGTCGAAGAACTCACGCCGTTCTTGACGGAAACCATCACCGAGTCGCCCGATCTCGTTGATGAACTCGTAAAGGACCGTGACATGCTGGTGAAGGAGGTGTTCGCCTACGTCAAGAAGGATTCCGTGATTTCCCCTGTCCACCTCAAGCGGGTGATCGAGAAGTATTCCAATCCTTACTCCACCAAGACGGACTTGACGCCCACCTATATTGTGGACGAACTCACCAAGCTCATGAAGGAGCCGTGGCTCGCACCCAACCGTGTCTTCCACTGCCTACTGCGATTCTACCTTGCTCCTCGTCGCTCGATCCTGGAACACCGCTTCACCAAGGCGATCTTCGACGAAGTCATTCGGGAAGTGCGGTTCAAGTATATCAAGAGCCAGGTGCATTCTGGCGAGATGGTCGGTGCCCTGGCTGCCCAGTCGGTCGGTGAGCCCATTACCCAGCTCACGCTCAACACCTTCCACTCTGCCGGCACAGTCAAGGCTGGTGCGACCCAGGGTGTCCCACGTATCCAGGAACTCCTGGGTATTTCCAAGAGCCCCAAGAAGCCCCTCAATTTCGTATACCTGACATCCTCGGACGGCGACAGCTTTGATCGGGCGATCATGGTCGCTCGTGATCTCCAGAAGACGACAGTGCGAGACATTACCCGCTCTGTCCGCATGTATTACGATCCCTTCCCTCTGACTACCGAGACGGTCGTGGGCGAAGACCGTGAGATCCTCCAGCGCTTCCAGCAGTTCTCGACGGCCAACCCGGTAGACTGTGCGTCCAAGTGGATCATGCGCCTCGAGTTCGACGAGACGGAGATGGCCGCTCGTAACATTAACGATATGGTCACCATCCAGGACAAGATGGGCCAGGCGGGACTCCACATTCTCCAGTGCGTCTACACCGACTCCAACTCCGAGAAGCTCGTCATGCGGATTGTCTTCCCCGACGATATTGTCAAGAACCTCATGGCTCTTCGCTTCCTCGAAGAGCGTGTCCTCGATGTGGTTCTCACGGGCATTGACGGTGTGGGTCGTGTCATTCCTCGTGAAGTCAATCGTGAACTGGTGTGGGACGATACGGTGAACGGCTACATCTCCAAGAAGCAGCACGTCCTGGACGTCGAGGGCGCCAATCTCTACGATCTCCTTGCCCGTGACAATGTAGACCCCACCCGCACATTCAGCAACCATATCCACGAAGTCTACGATGTTCTGGGCGTAGAAGCCGCTCGCCAAGCACTCTATGACGAGTTCTTGGAGGTGTTCACGGAATCGTCTGTGAATTACCACCATCTGTCCGTGCTCCTGGATGCTATGACCTACCAGGGCCGTCTCGTCTCGGTCAACCGATTCGGAATGTATATGCATGACAATGGCGTGCTGGCGAAGTCGTCGTTTGAGGAGACGTCTAAGATTCTATTCAATGCTGCCGTTTCCGCTGAGTTTGATCCCATGAAGGGTGTGTCGGCCAACATCATGTTCGGCCAGAAGCCCCCGTGCGGCACTGGATTCGTGGACATTCTGCTGGACGAGACCCGTCTGCCCGAAGGGACGGATGAGGCGTATGTGGACTACCGTGACCAGATCAAGCAGAAGGTGGATACTGCTTATGCTGGAGACACCGAATGCAAGATGGAGGATATCTCCATGTGGTAATGAAGGTTTAGAGATAGGCTATCGTAAAAGAATAAACGAGCAACTTTTTTGTCTGGAAGAATTGCTCGATCTTGTTTGCGAATGGAAAAGTTCCAGTACGGCCAGAAAGTGGAGTACCAAGTTGTGGATGTTCTCCGGGACTTCCAAACATCAAAGAGCCATGTCCAGTATGTAAAGACAGTAAACCACGGGACAATGCTGATCATGGACGGGGAGATTCAGTATTCGACACTGGACGAACATCGGTATCACTATCTACTCACGAGCCCTATATTTCAGCAGTCACGACAAATTCTGATTCTGGGAGGCGGGGACGGACTGGCAGCGAGAAATCTATACAAATCCCCGAACACTACAAGCATTACAATAGTCGACTGGGACTCCGATTTCGTGGAGTTTGCGAAGACAAATCTCCCTGAGAACTGTGGTTCACTTCTCGATCCTAAGACGCAATACGTTTGTGCAGATGCTCTCAAGTATATTCAGATGATTGGAATCAAGTATGACGGTGTCATCATTGATCTTCCCGATCCCGATGGAGAGTTCATGGAGGCTCTGTATACCAATATCCTCACCGATCTTCCCAGAATTCTAGAACCGAATTCAACGGTAAGTATGCATGTAGGACCCGTGTCATTGTGTGAGGATCACCCGAGTTGGGCATTCATCGCAAAATGTAAGAGGATATTCCAGCGATCATTCGGTATACTTCCAAAATTTGATAAGGTCTATGTTCCTTCTTTTTCCCACGAATGGGGGTTTCTAAGCTGTCATAACGGAACGCATATTCCGTATCGTCGGTATCCAATCGACACAGATATCAATGATATCTATTCGATGATCTAGTAGTAGCCACGGCCCGCCTTCTTCGTGTGCCGGCGGCGGCGACCACCCTTGCTGAAAGGAGAAGGGGCAGACGCTCCGGACGGGAGAGTTCCAGCCGGGGATACGGCCGTAGCCGGCGCATCCGCAGACTTGGCACCGGGCAGCTCGGCGGGCTTCCCGTCCGTGGACGGAACATCGGCACCTCCACGGCGGGAGCGGCGGCTGCGGCGGCGGCCACCCTTCAGCTCCGAGGAGCCCTGGTAAGTCGCATCGGGCAGCCTGGGGAAAGCCCCCATTCCGTCGGACAGCTGGGAGCCAGTGTAATCACCTCCAGTGAATCCGTACGCCGTACCACCGACCTTGGCCTTGCGGGAGCGGCGGCGGCGGCCGCCCATCGGGGGTAGACCGAGCGCACCGGCTACAGCCTGCATATCGGGCTCCGCACCGCCCCGGCGAGTGCGACGACGGCGACCGCCCATTGCGGGTAGACCGAGCGCACCGGCTACAGCCTCCATATCAGGCTCCGCACCGCCCCGGCGGGACCGACGACGACCGCCCACTGCGGGCAGGTCGAGCGCACCGGCGACGGCCTCCATCTCGGGATCCGCACCGCCCTTCTTGTATGTCTTCTTCGCAGCCTTCATCGCATCGCCGAGCGACATGCCGGGCTTCTTAGCTTTCATCACTGCCTTTAGCCAAGCCGAGCGTCCACCTTCCATTTCTATTTGTTTCACTGGTTAGACTTTATTGTGAAGTCATACATGGGTGAAACAATCTTCTTGGGCTGGAGCGATACGGCCGAACTCTGGGCAGTCGGGGTCTTGTAAGTCGTCGGCTTGTAACGCAGGAGATCAGGCTTGATTCCAAACGAGCTCTCGGCAAAGGCACCGGTATACACTTCCATCGCATTGTCCAGGCTGCCGTAACACATAGCAACCCACTGGCAGCCATACGAAAAACATATTTCAGGATTCTTGTTAGAAATGGCGGTGGTGCTCATATCGGGAACCACAAGCGTAATATTACGCTTGTTGAATTCGATCAGTTCTTCGTGATCAAATGTTTGGGAGGCCTGAGTATACGTCATACGACGCATCTGGGAGGATACCCAGGACATATTCACCAATTCGTCCATCCCGTTGCCCTTGATATGCTCGCCGCTCACAATGATCAATTTACCCATGAGGTTGCATATCGGCTCGACTCCCAGATTCTTGCGTTGGTAAGAGTAATCTGATCCCAACATATACTTGCGAATCGTCATCTTCAGGGTGTCGGCGCACTGCGTCACAATAGCATTGTCAGACGTATGGAACACTAAGGACAGGACGAAGGGGTTCTTGTATCCTGGCGTAACGGCACTATTGAACGCCGCATTTCCGATGGTGACACAGCAATCCTCAAAGGAGAGAGTGTTGTATGTCGTCATTTTCAGAGTATTGGCATCGGCTAGACCGACTACAGGCTTTCCATCGACGGCATAGACATCCCATTCCACCAACCGTGCCCCGCCCTTGATCACTTTGGTGAGGGCATCGGTGACAATGTATGTATTGATTGTCGTCCCTGGTATCAAGGAATACCCGCTAGCTGCCATATAGTAGTCACACAAGACGTCTTTATTGGGGCAACCGATGGGTGCACCCTTGGTAAGTTCAGCGTATACCTCAAGCGGCTTGGTCAGCGACGCATCGGGGGGCGGGATATTGCCGAGGTAGACATATGCTCCTACCCCAAGTCCAAGACCTAGGCAGGCAAATGCGATACATATGATGACCCACAGCAGTTGGGTGGTGTCCATTCTTATTATTTCTTACGATGTTGTTTATATTTGAAAAAGAGCGGCCGCATCATCATCACTACATCGTCTGGGACTCGCTCGTCCATCGGGATTTCAAATAGGCAGCAGTGGAGGAAATAGATACAGTACATACCGCACTGGGCGTTCTTGTATTGGTGCCGACGGGAATTATAGGATAATTCTGTAGGCTCGTCAAACAATTTCATCTCATCCAACTGCTCTTTCCACCGCAGCATCAAACGTCGAATCTCTTTCTCGGGTTTCTGGGCATACGAATCAAAGAACGTCATCTTGGGATGTTTCAGGTGATCACGGAAATCACAGAACGCCGCTATCCAGTGTTCGCCCGGTCCATCACTAGGATCTGTATTGAATACAATACCGACACGGCGATAGCCTTTCTTGTGTAGTTCCGAAATCTTCATACTGCACAGCGACGACACTAGACATTTCCCGGTTTCATTGTGTAGATCAAAATCTATCGGGACAGAGCCAGTGTAATAGTAATCAGGAATCAACTTGGCATAGTGTTCCTGTGATGCATCAATATCGTCCGACGACAGCCATTCCGTTCCATTCGATGCCCAACTATCCGGAGCCACCGGCTTTTTCACGAGGGCGTGGACAATACACGCATGGGCACCTGTATCACAAGCATCTTTCATACGCCGAGTGATTTCCTGCCACATATTGTTCCCCTTCTTTACAGGCGGTTCATACGGGTGTTCTTTGTTGTATGCGATCCGTAACTTGTCCACTTCACGGGGATCCATTGTTAAAAACGGATAATAAACTCTACAGCTGGAAATATGGCATACCAGAATGAATACTTCGATTGACCAGCGTGACCTTGTTCGGGCTGTACGCAAGTATCGTTCCCTGGACGACCAGATTAAGGAGATCAACACCACTGTCTACAAACTCCGTGAGGACAAGAAGTTTGTAGAGAATGAGATGAGCGATATTCTGCGGCGCACCAATTTCCAGAACCTGAACAAGCTGGAAATTCAGGACGACGGCTCGTATATCAAGATCCAGCGTCCCGAGACGTGGAGTAAACCGTGGTCTCTGTCCCAGACGGAGCTCAAGGATCTCATTTCGGGGTATACGGGTCCTCTAGATGGTCTCTTCAAGTGGATTGTCGAACGCAAGAAGACGGGTATGGTCGCCAAGGAGTTTGCGTTTAAGCGTGTGATGAGTGTAGAGAACAATGACGGAGATGACGAGAATGAACAAAGTGGGCGAATGGGTGCGCACTGATGATCACGAAGACGAACTGCGTGCTCTCTTTCTAGAATTAGAAGCTGTTCTTCGTGAAATGAACTTACTGAGAGCCGATTACAAACAATACAGAACCCTCCACTTTGCTCAGTTCTGTGCGGACGTCCATCGATTCACGAACACGAATGGATGATTTTTTGCGTGCCCATGCCCATCATCTTCCCCAGTGCCAGCTGTATGCCGCCCGCTGCCCCTTCTGTAATATCATCGTCCGGGAACAGACGGACGCATACCCTGGAATCGTAGAACATGTATTTCGCCCTCACGTCTTTCGTGCATGGAAACGATGGGATAGCGGCGGGTATCGTATTGCCGACAATACCCATCCCGAAACGCTCCTGTCTTATTTGGCATTCAGTGCGTTTTCTCGATGGGTCCAGCCAAAGTATAAGGAGACGGTAGACCTCAGCCCAGAAGAAGTAAGTCGTCACCCGATCTTCCTCCAAAAAAATGGATAGGTATAATAATGACGACTGAGACATTCCAGACAGACACGGCAAGTGGAGTTCGCCCGACGGGTGGATGCGGGTGCGGAGGTGGCCGCCGCCACCGCCACCGCACATCGAAGCGTGGAGGTGTCGGAATGGTTGACGATGCGGTGTTTGCCTTGGGAACGTCGTATGCTGCGGATAAGTTTGGGCGCAAGGGGGCGATGGGTGGACGTCGCCGCCGTCGTACGTCCAAGCGTGGAGGTGCGGGTATGATTGACGATGCCATCGTTGCTGGCTCGGCACTCACACTGGCCCACTATTTTGGCAAGAAGCGTGGCGGATCAAAGAAGAAGCTCCCCCGCCGCCTCACGAAGAAGGATCTAGTATAAAACGGATATAGAGATATTCATAAACATTCATAGCAATCAAATGTTTCGTAAACTCTTTCGTCTTGCTATCCGACCCGATGCTCCGCTTGGGCGTTGGAGCCGAACAACTGAGAAGATGAACGCTATCAAGATCTTCTGGGCAAACGTTGATCACTGTGGAACATGCAGTGCCGAGATACTGGATAAGCCTGCCGATACTAAGAATCCTACTCCTACTTCACAATCTCCACCGGTGGTAAAGGAAATCCGTTGAATTCTGAAGCCGAGACCCACGAATACGCTCCAATATTTTTGACTTCAAGGATGTCTGTTTCACCGATATCGTCCGGTAACCACACATCTTCTGCGATCTTGTCCGCCGAATCGCACGTCCTTCCGAAAATCGTGAATTGGGAACTGTGCGCCCATGGTTCACGGGTGATACACTTAAAGTCGGGTTTGAAGCCATCGAACAAGACCCCTGAGAATAGGCCATAGACGGATTCGTCCAGCGTTATACATTGTTTCCCATTCGGAAGCTGTTTCTTCCCGATTACCGGGACTCGCAGCGTACAACTTTCTTCTGCGAAGAACCGCCCTGGCTCTGCAATCACTTTCTTGAATGGAAGATCGCCGACCCGCTTGAGAATATAGGGAGCAAGTTCACGGAAGAAATCGTCGTTCTTGGAACTGCCTGAGAATCCACCGCCAATATCCAGGAGTTCCGGCGTGAACACGTCTGGACGACTCGAAAGCATGCTCAGGAAATTCTCGACAGTATCGAAGGCTGATTCGTAGGGAATACGGGATGAACAATCGCTACCTACGTGGAATGCTATGCCATAGATACGATACGGGGGTTCACGCCAGAGGAGATCGTAGGCACGAGAATACGGAAATCCAAACTTGGAATTCAGGGGAATGCGCACACCGCCTTTATCATCCACAAAAATCCGCAGAATCGGTTTCGTATCTTTGGGAAGCTTGTCTATTTCTGCAGGATTGTCAAATGTCATATACGGTATCTTGTCGTTTTTTACTTTGAATAGTTCGTTGCGTGACTTGCAGGGGTTCGCATAGATGATATCCGACCCCTTTGTTCCGAACGACACGACCCGCCGGACTTCGTCGCTGGATGCACAGTCAAACCCTGCCCCGCCCCTGTGTAGCTCCTCCAGAATAGGCTGCAGATTGTTGCACTTCACGGCATAGTGCGGACGAATACTGGGAAGGTTCGTGTTCCATAGGGCGAGGCGGCGGCGAACTGCCTGGAGGGACACGAGAAGGTTCGCCAGTGTTATTGATTTGTAGAAAAGAGAAGATTTGTGTCTAACGCATTTTCACATCCCCTGTCTGTATATATAAACACATGAGCACGGTTGAATATTTTCCATACAACCCCAAGAACTGTCCCTTGACTGCAGAGGATGTAAACCGCATCCTCTGCATTCCAGGATACAAGGTGATGAATCTTGCAATCTTCCAGAAGGCGATGATCCACACCACCTACGTCCGGAGGTCGGAGTATACGACCTTGACTGGTGAACCCTCTGTTCTCGGCCCCTGTCCCCCTGGCGTTATGGATCTCCAGGATGAATCGTATGAACAGCTCGAGTTTCGGGGCGATTCCATTCTTGGTGCTGTAGTGGCCAATTATCTGTGCGAACGATTCCCCAGCGAGGCCCCGGGATTTCTCACCAATACCCGCAAACTCATTGTGCGAAACAAGACGCTCGGAACCCTGGCACGGGACAAGCTCAGACTTGACAAGTTCTTTATCATCTCCAAGCACGTAGAAGAAATGAAGCCTGAACACGGCCGTCAGAATATCGAGAAACTCGGCGATGTTCTGGAGGCGTTTATTGCGGCTCTCTGGATTGATTCGGGAATGAATTTCCAGATGGTCAACGATTTTGTCATCAACATGATCGAGACGCACCTGGATATTCCCCTAATGCTGCGTGAGGACGATAATTACAAGGACCGGATGCAGAAGTACTGTCAGCAGAAGATGGGATTTACCCCCGTCTACAAGATGATCCAGGACGGGGCAGCGGGGTTCACGATGGCCGTGTGCAAACCTGAAGGCGAGATTCTGGGAATGGGGAATTCCACGACTAAGAAACAGGCGGAGCAGAATGCGTGTAGGCACGCACTCATGAAGATGAACCCCGAGTAGGTAAAAAAACAGGGCAATATAGTAATGGATGCGAACGGAAAGAATCTATTCCAAGCTGCAAGATATGGAGATATCGCCAATGTGCGAAAGTATCTGGATTTGGGGGCAAACATTGAGGTAAAAGATTACAGAGGACTTACGAGTCTGCAAATCGCATGCATCTACGGTCACCTGGACGTCGTGCGTTTACTCCTCGACCGTGGTGCCAATATTGAGGCGGCAGGTGGGAGCACCGGGCAAACAGCTTTAATATTCGCCAGCATGGAAGGAGAACTTGACGTCGTAAAAGAGCTCCTGGATCGCGGTGCCAACATCGAAGCGGCCGATACTTTGCACGGCTGGAATAGTTTGATGTTGGCTAGCTGGAAGGGAAAACTCGACGTTGTGAAAGAACTTGTTGATCGCGGTGCTAACATTTTTGCAACAAATGTTGCTGGAGTGACGGCACGTAAAATAGCACAAACAGATGTTCCAGAGGTCGAAGAATTCCTTCGTGAAAAGGAACAGGCTATTGGTCGCAGGGGGGTGGCCGAGGCAGTTGTGTATAACAGGCGCACCGGTCCCGATGTTCCAACCGATGTACAGAAGAAGATTGTAGGGTATCTTGGTGGTCGTAAAAAGGGAACTAAGCGTAAGATCGCACGTCGCAAGAAGCAGAAGAAGGCAACCCGTAGGCGGTGAAGTATATATTTTTGACTGGATAGTGATAATGTACTGGCCCAAGCGTTACTTCAGCGGCCTAACCCGAAAACAGAACAAGCAACGTAAAAGCACAGCCACTCGTCGTCGCAAGATGTCGTGGAAAGATCCTCGGGCATACGTTCCATTCAAGTCGGATCAAGGGATGAAAACGAGAAGGTCAAAATACATCCGTGAATGGAAGAAGAAGTTCCCTAATGCCCATGGTCTCCAGGCGTATTCTAAAGCTACCGGCGTGCCTCTACCCATAGTGCGGGCATCCTACAACCGGGGAATGGCGGCGTGGCGAACGGGGCATCGTCCGGGGGCGACGCAGCAGCAGTGGGGGTATGCTCGTGCCGCCAGTATGCTGACGTGCGGCAAGACACATTATACGACCGACGCTGATTTGGTCCAGAAAGCCAAAAAGACAGCCAAAGCTCGTGCTTGGTTTAGAAAGACGTGTAAGCATTAAGATAAATGGGCTGGCGTTACGTTCTCGTCAATCATACCCGCAAGGTTATCTGCGAGGCGTCCCTACATGGTATTTGGCACCTGATGAGCCACCTCATTCGGGAGCAGGGATGGGAGGCGGCTGATGATGTGGAGATGATGTTTGAAGATGGTCGGATAGAAGAGATCGGGGAGCTTGTTGTGAACAAGGGATACAAGAGCCACTATCATGCTTGGAGCTTTGATGGTATTGTGCCTCGTCGTCAGGGTCAGTGAATTAGGCGGGCATGCGTCACCTTATACGTCTTGCGGTGGTCACGTTTCCTCTTGCCGTTGCGGCAGGTCTTTCCACGATTACACGAGCTGGCGTAGTATCCGTAGCGCTGGTAGACTCCAACAAACGAGGGCAGGAGTTTCTCTGACCCAGTCGCCTCTGTCAATTTTTTCATGAGGGTGTAGACACTCTTCATGACCGCCCGTTTGTTTCCGTAGTGGAAGGTGTGTCCTTGAAAAATCTTGCGTAGGGAGTCGTAGGGGTAGTGTTTCGCAAGCATAGCAAAGAAGTGGCGGTAAATACCCTCCTTCTCTGGTGTGTAATTGTAGGCGATGCAAAAGAGGAAATCCATTCCGGGAGGTGCGTCCGGTTCCTTCTGTAAGAGTTCCTCGTAGTGAGCAGATACCTTTTCAAACGACGGATCGGGGGGCGGGCAGATGACACGAGGATCTTCCTTACACTGGTCCCTCAGCTTCTTGTTCACACGGTTGTGGAAGTCGTAGAGCCACCTGTCGGCGGGGGATTTCGGGGGCATGTCTTCGAGGAACTTTGCGGTGCTCTCACGGCAGAACTTGCAGGGAAGGATATCTTTCAGATTCGGGAAAAAGTAGTTCGCTTTATCGCCTTCGTAATGGGCGATCAGATGTAACATCTGCCACCCACTCGGGCCCCAAGCACGAGTATCCATTACTCTACACTCTTATCTTTTCTCGTTTGAATGTAATATATCATGGCTTCGCAGAATCCGTCTACTGCCTACGGTGCCGCCCCGGAGAAGCCCAAGTCGTTCTTCTCCTCGTTCCCCTCGTTCAGCCTGCCGAAGCTCCCCGATTTCTTCGGAACGGGATCTACGCCCGCCTCGGCTCCGACTCCGGCCTCTGCCCCTGCCCCGGCCTCTGCCCCTCTCGCCTCGGGCCCTGCCGGCCAGTCCGCTGCCGGTCGTCGTCGCCGTCGTGGATCTAAGAAAGCCGGTCGTCGTGGCTCTAAGAAGGGAGGTATAGGCATCCCCCGGCGGTTCATGCCAACATACGCAATCCCCACTTCCACGTCACCGCAGCCTGCAGGGGAGACAAAGACTGCGTTTGGTCCCGTCCAGGTTCGTAAGGGAGGCCGCCGTACCCGTCGGGGCGGGCTGACACCAGCGGAAGGTGTTAAGTGGAAGGAGTCAGATATCAGGTATATGACGCAGGGATCGAAGGCCGATTTCCCTCCCACCCAGGTCCGCAAGCCGACGGGCAAGGGCCGTCGCACCCGCCGCGTTAAAAAGCATTCTCGCCGTTAAATAAACAAAAATGTCCAATCTTATCTCCGGAATCGTCAAGAAGACCATGCGTATGTTAAAGCTCGGTGGTCGTCGCCGGAAGAC